TTTCAATGCTCTAAGTGCCATCCGTTGCTCCAATGAAAAAGCCGCCTCGGGTGAGACGGCTTGGTCTGATTTGATAGTTGCGGTTCTATTCTACTTGAGCGGCCATCCCGCTTTACAGGGATGCTCACTCTTGCCCAAAAAGAAGGTTACCGCTGGGGCGCGCTCGTCACGCACATCGCTCAATGCGCCGAAGATGATATCAGTGAAGGCGTGCCGCGACGTGTTGTCGAATGTGCCCGGCTTAGTCTCGTATTCGTAATGGGTCTGGCCCCACATCCGATATTTTCTAGATACGACGCCGAGGCTGCGGCCTGTCTGGGTGTCGTAAATTACATCGCCTATCTTGAGCTTCGATATAATGATACTCATCCGTCCCGCCTCATCAGAAACGCCTTTCGGCGTAACTCATCCGGGGAGAGCTTTGAATTGCGCGTTTCCCGTATCCATTTGTCGCGATCATTGATTGCCGCGAACCTGCGGTCAACTTCCCGGTTGTGATCCACCGACCATTCTTGCGAATATGGGCCGCCGTCGTTTTCGTTTCCCATTATCGAAACCTCCTGATCTCCAATGGGCCGACCCAAAAAACGTGGTCGGCGTAAACGGAGCGCAGCGGCTTCGGCATATCCATCCAGCCCCAATGCCATTTGGGCCAGAAAACAAATTGAAGATTTCCTATCAGCATATCCCGCTCCAAATCAGCGGAAACTATACCTCAAATCTTCTCGTGCGTCACGATATTCGGGTCCGCCACCACCATATCAATTAGGGTGTCTTCCACGAAACGGCAGTCCAGCCCGTTGATCTGGCAGCGCTTGGCATCGCCGGCACGGAAGGCCACGTAGTCGCCGATCTGTGCGGATTCGCCGTGGAAGCTGATCTTGTTGTCCGGATCGTCCTTGAAGGCCTGCGAGCCCATCTTGATAACGAGGCCGACCGTGCCCTGATAGACGCTCTCCTTCAGCGTCTCCTTGGCGAGGAACAGCCCGCCCTTGTGATCCGGCTCGATATAGATGCCGACCAGCACGCGGTTGCCCATCACCTTCACGCCGGAGAGGTCGCCAACCAGTTCCATCATGGTGGCGCGCTGGTCCTTGGCGGAGGCCAGCATTTCGATCTTGGACTTGCGAGCCCCGAACGCGTTCAGGTCACTTGCGCTCGGCATTACCAGCCTTGCGACTTCAGAGGTTTTCTTGGTGGCCATCCCTTATTCCTTCATCAGGTCTTCGTAGGTTTCGGTGAGTAGAATCTTGCAGGCGGCAATGGCGCGGCGGTAACCGTGCCATTCTTTTACGGAGGGGAAGTCCGACAGGTTGCCGTCGACCAGAGCATCCTTGGCGCGCTCGTCTTGCGCGTCCAGTTTCTCGGTAAGGCGTTCAACTAGCTTGGATTCGATGATCATTTCGGGGCGCAAACCGTCTGAGGGTCTTCAACAAGGCGCTGGCCCCAGCCTCCAGCGATAAACCTGCCATCATTCAGGCGGAATATCCGGGAACCGTCCGCGCATATCTTGACAATTACCGCGTCGTCAAAGATTGACGTCTCGGCCTTCTGTTCGCCGCACGCCGAGAGCGCGACAGCGAGAGCCATGATCCATCCCCGCTTCATGGCGGTTACTTCTTTTTCGCGTTGTCGCCGTACTTTTCCACCTTTTCGATGCGGCCGACCCCGCTGGCAGCGCCTGCGGTCATTGCGGGATAGGATTTCACCCTGCCCCCGTTCGCCATGCCCTTGCAGTTGCCGTACTGGCGCTTGACTTCGGCGGTGCGTTTCTGGGATTCGCCTGTGTGTTTCAAAGGATGTTCCTTTCTTTGATTTCTCGCATGAATTTGTCGAGCGACATCATTTCACGGATGGTCCAAATGAACGGCACCGAGCCGACGGCGAGAAGTGCGATCACCAGAATGATTTCTGGCTTGCTCACTTCGGCCCCGACTTTGCCGGCCGATACGCCATCGGCTTGCCCATGGTGATGGACATCGGAACACAGCCCAGCGGCTCGCCCCTCGTCTCCATCTCGGACTGCTTCACGGACGGGTCGGTCCGGACCATCATGGAGCGGATCAGGGCCTTGTCCTGCTTCTCGTCGGGGTGTTTCATGCTGCAATTTCCCTTGCTTCTGCCGCTTCAAGTGCGGCGTCGACCATCACGCGCCACCGCTCCTTTACGCTGTCACGATTCATGAGTGCGTCTTCCTTCCCGGAAAGCGCCAGATCGCGACCAGCTAAGAACATGGCATGGCTTGGCTCTCGCATTGCGGCCATTGCCGCTCTGGCTAGAGCCTCCTGTAGAGACAGGGTGGGTTCGCTAGAGGATTCCCACCAAGCCTTTTCTGCTACACGAATCGCCTCTGTCACTTTCTCAATCATCCCTCTTTCCCCTTGTCCTTCTTCGGCGCCAGCTTCGCATTATGCTCCGCCAGTTCCTTCGCCCGCTCGTGCTGCGTCTGGCCTTCCGCGGATTGATGCCCTTGCGCGGCTTCCAGCTTGTCTAGTTCATGCGCCATGGCGTGAGCCTTGCCTGCATGTTCTGAAAGCAGCTTCATGGTTAGCGTGCGCTCGGCAGATTCGGACTTGTCGGCGTGAACCGCAATGCTCGCAGCCGCCCTGATTTGTTCGGTCTTGAACGTAAGCTCCGCAATGCGCTCCCTGGATTCGCGATCGGCCTTCCGGTCAGCCATTTCCATGGCCTGCTCTTCAATCCGGGCCTTGGACGCATCGGCTTTGCTTGCCGCGTCGATCTTGGCCTTCTCGTTCTTCTGCTGGATGTCCGCCATCTTGGCAGCTTCCGCAGGATCCGTCTGGGGCGGCGGCGCATCGCCCGGGATCATGGTTTCCTCAACCCCGGTGATTTCCATGTCGTCGGCGTATTTCAGCGTGGACTTCTTGAGATTGAACAAGGTCGGCGCCATTGCCACGACTTGCTTGTACGCCTCCGCCTTGGCCTGCCGGTGCAGCTTCGTCGGGTTGTTCGGATCCGATACCGGGACCAAATCGTAGTCATTCAGCGCAGCAATGAACTGCTCTTTCACCCAAGGCAGAGTTGGCCGCTTGTTGAACCGCCAGAACGCCTCGGGGTCGTCCTTGAAGCGCTCCTTGAGCAGGGCGAACTCACGGGCCTGCGCGTTGTGCAGCCGCTTGTTGACCGCGCCTACGGGTTTGGAAGCCTGCTCGATCAGCGCCAGCGTGGTGCCGACCGGCGCATCGCCGCGGCCTTCCGCCGTCGGCTGGTTGGCTGTTCCACCGAGACGCTGGCCCAATTCCTCAACATGCGACACGAATTGCACAAAGCCCGCATCCGGGGATTTGTAGGGCAATGGCATGACGGCTTGACGGATATCGGTAACGCTCGAATCCAGCCCCACACCCGAACCAGGCGCGACCCGGAATTGATTGGTCAATTGCCGTCCGGCGCCCTTGAGATACAGGAAGCCCGGGAAATTGGCGAACATGCCGGCGTCAATGAACTCACGCCACAGCGCCGTCAATGCCTTGGTCGTATTGCCTAGAAGATGCAGCAACCCAATGCAATAGAAGCCGAACGCGCGCATATACGGGAAGTCGACGAAGTATTCCTTCGCCATGCATTCCTCGTCATCCTCACGCCAATTGCGTCGGATCTCCAATACCTTCTCGCTCTCCTTTTCAATTGTAACCTTGAACGGAAGCGGCAGTCCTTTGCCCTTGAACTTCTTCGGGGCGTATTGGTCCAGATCCAATTCGCAATAGCATTCGTAAAGCTCATGATCCGCGTCACGGGGATCCGCCACTTGCGGCTGAACGCCAGCGACTTCGGCCTTGGCCTGGTCAACCGCGTTCGGCGAATCAGCCTGAGCCGTCGGCTGCCCGATCGGCACATCGCGATACACCCCGAGGATTTGCATGCGCTTCAGGGTGGAAGGCCGCATCTTGATCCGATGCGTGATGCGTCCTGCGTTGCTCAGGTCGGTCAGCGCGTTCGAGACAATGAAGTCCTCGATGTCGACCGATTCCGAAACCGGCCGGCGGCGCAGCGGGCAGTTATAGACCTTCTTGATGCCGAGGCCGCCAAAGCCGACCTTGAACAGCATCTGGTCGGTATCGGGAACGTATTCCTTGGCAGTTGAGGTCAGGTAATGGTTGAAGTCCTTTTCGAGCGCGTTGGCGAGGTTGTCGCGCTGTTCTACGATCGGCTCGGGCGGGGCAATCGGCGGAGCGGCCATGGGCGGCGGAGGAACAGCCGGCGCGCCAGCCATGGACGACATGCCCGGGTCTGAGCCGGGCATAGGCGGCGCTACAGGCGGCATCGGGCCCGGAGGCAGAGGAGCAGGCTGCATCCCGGCGCCGGTAGGAGCGCCAGCGCCGGGAGCGCCTAAGCCAGGTGGCGGTGGGGATGAGGCGCCCGCACCCGGCGAAGGAGGAACGGGAGGGGTGAAAGGATTGTCTAAGGGCGGCCCGCCATTATGGCCCATCATGCCGTCAACGCCCTTGGGCTTCTCAGGGCGGTCGTCTCGTACCTTGACCGGACCAGCCGCGGGCAATAGCTCGCCCATGGCGTTGGCCTGGAATAGCTGGCAGGCTTCGAGTAACAGCGGATGCCGAACGGTCGACATGCCCTCAAGCGGAGCCGATGACGTCGCCGCGCTGGCGTTGTTGCTTTCAATGACCAGACCGAGCAGCTTCATGCCCTCGGCAATCATGGTCAGATGGTCTTGACGGGATTGGTTGTCCCGGTCGATGCCCTCCAGGATTTCGGAACTGATCTTGTTCAGTTCAGCCTCGTCCATTTCGTCGGCGAGGTTGGCGTTGAACTTGTCGGACTTGGCCTTTCCGCTTGTCCCGCCGCTCAGGTCAATCTCGACTGAGCCGTCAGGCAGTTCGGTCTTTTTGGCCCCGTTCTCGAATGAGACGTCATCGCCAGAGGCAAGGTCCACTTCGACGGGATCAAGGCGCAGTTCCTCGTCCTCCGGTTTAACAAACGGAAGGACGGATGCTGCGAACGGGGATGCGGGCATGAGGCGCTAGCGACAATCCATGTAGATCGACGTGAGGCAATTGGTGATTGGGCTCTTGGTCGACGCAGCCGTAACGGCGCTGATCGCAAGCCAAATGATTGCGAACCAGAGCGCGAATGAAAGCACAAAGACTTTGGCGAATATCATCACTGCACCGCCCCCGCCGGGTTCATGCGCTTCCTCGGCTTGCCTTTCGGCCAACCGCCGCGCTTGGGAGCCGCGCCATTGGCCTGCTGTTCCACGGGCTGCTCTGCCTGCGGTTCGGGCGCAACCGCTTCAGCGGCCGGCGCAGGGCTGTTCTGATACCATGCGCTGGCCATCAGGCGGACCTGATCGAGCAAGCGCATAACTTCCTTCAGCCCTTTTTCATCCAGGGTTTCAGCCGCGGCCACGCCAGCCTTCAGCACTTCCAGATGGTCGTTCATCAGGACGCGCCACTGGCGGGCGTTGAGGGAGAGGGTTTGCGCGGTCATGCGGCTGCTCGTTTGATCGGGGTCTCGGCGCCGTTTGGCGCCCGCTGGAAAGCCAGCTTGAGCGCTAAATGCACCTCGCTGTAGCAAACTCGGCAAAGATCAGCCGGCCCGAAATGGCTTTCAGCCGCTCCATTGCCGCCAATCTTGGCGCAAACACCCGTAACGCCGGCAGCTGGTGTGTTGTCTGCGAAGGCATCGCCACATTGATCGCAGGTTATCCTTACTTCTCTCATCTCATCCTCCTTCATCCGAATTTCGCGTGGGCCGCCATCCTTGAACGTCATGACAAGCGCCGACAGTAAGCCCGCAGGATGGCTTTCTGTGCTGAACCGTTCCCCACGCTGAACGATCGGAGTGCCTTACCGTCGGTAGCTCCATAGAAAAAGCCGCCCGGTCAGGAGCGGCTAATCGTTGTTCATCTCGCTGTACTCACATGGGCTAATCCAGAGAACATCACCCTTTACGTCGTAATGGAGACTGAACTTCGGGATCGTCCATGATGTGTCTGCGTCTTCAAGTTTGACTTTCGACCCTCTCGGAGCCAAAGCAGCCAAGGCGTCAATCAATTCGCCTACCGTGTATTCTTGCTCTTTCATTGCTCATCCCTCAAACATCATACAGCGCCTTCGGCTACTCTGGAATTGGCGCGGTCGGGGCTCGGATTTCATCTCGCCAGTTTTTGATCTGGGCCCTAATCACATGCGGGTTGGCAGAGCCGCCCGTGAGTTTCATCACAAGAGCCACGAGCAAATGGTCAGGCGTGGTCCGAACTATGTCTTGTAGAGAATCGGTAAAGCTCATGTGACCCACCCCCGTTTCACACGTCATATAATGCTTTAGGCTCCGGCCTGAACAACCGCTCATCGCGATCGACAGCATCTTCCTCAAAGTTATGCGCAATCAGCCCGTTCTGCCGCAAGAACTGCAAGGCCTGGGTGCTTGAGTCGACCAAATCGTCGTGCTTGCCCTTGGGAAACACCTCGGCCTGCGAAATCACCTTCTCAGCCCATTCCGTGTCGGGCGCGTAAATCAACCCCGCCGCAAAGGAAGGCTCTACAGCGTGCGCCCTCGCAACCTTATCCCCAACCGGCTTGACCAGTTGAATCGACCAGCCGTCTTCCCTGTAAAGCCGCTGCATCTCCTGAGCGACGGTAAGCCCTGACGCCTTCGCTTCGATCAAGAGCTTGTCAACCTGATAGCGCCGGCAGGAATAGGCTATCCATTCCACCACGCCCCAGGCATCCGCCTTCATGTTGCGGACGTCATAGGCTTTCTTGGTTTCGCCCTGCAGCCGCTCCAGTGGCTTGCCGTGCAGTTCGCAATGTTTCGCCCATGCCCAGATCAGCATGACGCGCGGATAACCGTATTTGCCCTCCCGGAACACGCCCCAGATCGTAAAGCCCGTCGGGTCGTTCTCTTCCTTTTCCGTGTAGGCGGTATCAGCGCTCGCCAGCACAAACTCAAAGGCCGGGTATTTCTCTTCTTCCCAAAGCTGCCAGTAATCCCGTTTCAGGATAGAGCCGCCGCGAGGAACCGGCATCTGCTGCATCTGGCCCGCGGTCGCAACGGGGCCCATGATCGTCTCATCCCGCTGCACCACCCATTCAGGGAAGCGCTCGGGGAATAGCAACTCGCCTTCCTCGGTTCGCGGATCCTCAAAGCCTATTGAGGTTTCGCACTTGCGAGACGGGTCAAACCGCATCGGAAGGCAAAGATGCTCGTAGCCGAAGTCGCCGGACAGGATCACCCCGCTTGTGTCGTCCTCATGCAATCGCTGCATGATAACGATGATCGCGGAACTATCCGGGTTGTTCAAACGGGTCGGCAACGCCTCCCGAAAGGTCAGGTTGATCGAATCCCGCGTCTTGTCCGACAAGGCATCATCAACCGACATAGGATCGTCCAGAATCACGTAGTCGGCCCGAACGCCCGTCATCGACGTAAACGGCGCCGCCTCTCGAAACCCAGTCGCCGTGTTCTCAAACTTGGTCTTGGCGTTCTGATCGCCGGTTAGCTTTACCTTGTCGCCCCAGCGCTTTTGATACCAGTCAGACTCAATCAGCCGCCGACACTTCAAATTATCCCGGGTCGAATTCCGCTCATTGTGCGATGTAGCAAGAAACCGGGCATGAGGCTTGCCTTTTGGCCCCCAAACCCACGCATTGAAGAACACCGACACGATCATCGACTTCATCGTACCCGGTGGAACATTGGCCAGGAACCGGGTTAGCTCACCCCGCTCAACCGCCTCCATGTGCTGGCAGATGGCATCGATATGCCATCCGTGCATGTAAGGCTGGCCAGGCTCCAGAACAGGCCACGCATACTTAATGAAGGCCGCTAGACTTGCTTCGCACTCCCGCTTTTCCACCCGCCGCTGCTTCTCGGCTATCGCCTCCGCCAAGAGTAGCTTTCTCTCCCGCGATGAAAGCATCAAGTTCATGTTCATCCATCCGCGAGAAGTCGCCCGGCTTCCCGGTTTCCTTCTTTTCGACAATCAGGCCATGGAGTTTCGCGGCGTCCATGGCGGCTTGGCGCGCGACCGAAAGGCCAGCAGGCTCGCCAATGGTTTCGGCCTTCTCGGATATCCGGATCAGGCGCTCGGTGATGGAAGCCACTGAGACTTCAGCCCTAATCGCACCGCGCTCCAAAATCTCAGCAACTCTGGCCTGAATCTTGTCATTACTTGTCAGGCGGGATGCGTTGGCTTCGCTGGCCGCGTAACCCGCCGTTTGGTATGCTTCGGCCTGAGTTTTACCCTTTGCCAGTTCTTGTGCGAACCGCTCGTGCTTTGGGTTGGAGAGAACGGGCATCAGGCGCGGGCCGGAGCCATATGCAACGCAACAGCCTTAATCGCCGCCTCGGCGTCAGCCTGGTAGTGCTCCCACAACTGGACCGGCTCGGAGAACGAGTTGACCGCGGCAAACTGCTTGCCGTCGATCTGGTACGGGGAGCCGGCGACAACCTTTTGTGCCGGGTCGTGTCCGCGCACCTCGCAAAGCGCACAGGCCACGGCCTTGACCAGAGATTGGTTCACGCCACCCCTCCCGTCGTCGGGGTATTCCCGACAATGGTTATCTTGGCGGTGGAGGAGGTGAGGAAGCCCGGCATATGGGAATGATCGACCGAAGGAGAAGGGCGCCGGGCAGCCACCGCGCATTCGTCATCACGGGGCGCGGTATCCCATGTCCACAGCGCGGAAAGCCCCGCCTCGATCACTTCTCGGGTCATGCCATTCATTCTGCCGCCTCATCCATTGGCTTCGCTTCAAACATATCGCTGTATTTGCCGGAGAACGGATAAACGCCCAAATGCGTTATCCTGTGTGCGATCGCCGCATAGACCTTGCCGCCGGATTTGCGGTGCCGATAACATAGCGCGAAGTCCTCGCTCAGCTCCCGGCCTTCATCGTTCGCGGTCTTGGTGAACGCCTTGATGACCCTGGAACATTGCTTCGGCATCAAATTGAACATCGCCGAATTGGTCTTGTCGGTCTGAATGTCGACGTTACCCGAGGCAATCATCTGGTCGACGCAATCCCTCCGGATCAGCATGACGCCGCAGCCTATACCTTCAAGCTCCAATAAACCGTCTTTGGGCTGGGCTTCCGGAGTAAGTGCAGATCCTACCCATGTGCTGGGCAATCGCTTGGTGGGGTAAATACAGCCGATTAACGGCACGTCTGCGAGCAACATATCGCCAATCAACGCCGGCTCGAATTGCATGTCCGAATCCACCATCAGCATATGGGTGGCGTCGGTGCCGTCGTACCAGATCGAGAGCATTACGTTTCTCAATTCCTCAATATCGGGAAATGAGAGAGCATTGCAGCCGCCGAAGATTTGTCTGTCTGCCAATTCCTTGGTGAGGGCGACGAGGCTTACAGCGGTTTGGGAATAGATTTGATGGCCGTAGGTCGGGACGAAGATTATGATCTTCAAGCGGGGTCTTTCATGGGTGCGCAGTATTCGCTTGGCGCCGTATCCGAACCTATAAACATTTCGCTGGCGCTCTTAGGCCGCGCAATCGCCTTGGACCAATCCCCAATCGACATGACCGCCACCTCCCGGCCAACGCGGACGGCGATGGTTTGCGCACCCGAGTCTTTAAAGACCTCGAATTTCATCCCGCAATCTCCGCTCTTGCCGATGTTGGTTGCCGATGTTGTATCCGACCGATCGGACGCGACCCCGATATCACAATCAGCGCTGCAGCCCGCCTATCGTGGAGCATTGCCACGCCGCGGTCGGAAGAGGATCGGGCGACACTCGCTGAAGACGCTCGGCTCACAGGGGAGCTAGGGGATGCTTTGAGGCGTCGTGACTAGCTGAGGCCGCCCGAACTGGGCAAAGAAAAACGCGCCGGCCGGTTTCCCGGGGCGCGCTGTCAATTCTGGATTCTGCGGCTTTTGTAGCTTGGACCCCCGGGGTTGTCAAGGGGGGTGCAGTTCTATTCCGCCGCGCGTTGCGCAAGTTCAAGCAGAGGCGTCCCGCCCTGAATAGATTCTAAGCCCGCCCGCATTACGGTATTGGTCACGTAGGCGTTCACCTCGACCTTCGCCTTCTCAATCGACGCCTCCATATGCTCGTCAAAACTCTTCATCACAAACGGCGTGTTGCTGGCAATCTCCCGGATAGCCGTCTCGATAGGCCCAAGAACCTGCTCCTGTACCTTTTTGGGCAGCTTGCTGACAGCGACCTTAATCTCATCGCGCTGTTTTTCCAAACTCTCAACGGTCGCGTGAAGCTTTCGCTCAATCTCAGCATCGTAAAGTTTGGTGCTGTCTCGCCGAGGCAATCCGGGGATCATATCGCGACCACGATATTGCAAGGTGCATGGCACGCCGCTCCGGTTCGGCGCCGACAGCATGGTCGCGTACTGAGCCTCACTCAATGCGATTTCCACAATCATCTCTCGCTCAAAATGCCAATCCCGCGCCAAATCACGGTGCAGCTCGCTACCCTTGATCGTTAGAATAACGTAGTTGTGGTGTTCAAAGTCAGACCCGTAGAGACAGGCGCTCCCTTGGACATGGTGGATAGCGACCTGAGCATAGGCGGGGTGGCGCGACACTTCGCGGTCCTTATCCGCAGCCCACGGCTCCTTGGTGACGGTCGGCTCTTCAATCGGTCTTGCCATCTGCTCATCCCTCAATGGGTTAGTGGCGAAATACTAGCGCTAACGTTCCCGCAATAACAAAGGTCCAAATCGCCACAACACGGGCAATGAGTAGGACTTCGCGCTTTCGTTCAAGATCAAGATCGTCGCGCGTCATGGCAAAAGCCTCCGCACATAATCGGAATGCTTGCGAGCATCGTCCATCTTCTCCTCGATCTGGCAGTCGGCGAACGCCTCCCATGCATCAAGCGCGTCCACCAGTCTGGAAACCAACACTTGAAGCTGCTCATATGTTGGGTCGCTCATCGTTTGCCCCTGACACGTGCGGGAGGCCATCAAGGACAGCATTTCTCTGGATGTTTCAGTTCCCATATTCGTCTCCCGTTGGAATTGTAACGCCGCGCCGGTAGCCAGTCCCGCAGCATTCGGTGCACTGGCACGGCTCTCCGACTTTTTGAATGATGTCTCCACCGATCCGGCTCGGGCGAAGGCTATAGGTCTGCGACCATCCGTGACCAAGGCACTTCGGGCATCGCTCGGCAGTTCCTGGTGGCGGGATTGCCATTGTCATCCTCTGTGTTCGTCAAAAAACCCTACCACATTCCGCGCTGATATGCTATAGAAACCCTTATGAATTGGGCATTACTTGAAATTTGGAGAACCCGGAAGGCATTCAAAACGGCGTCCGCCTCGGTCAGAAAGAAACGCTTCGCCCGCCTTCTGACACGCCTCCAAAGTCCCATAGCGATCTGGGATAACAACCATTGCCGCGTTCGCGTACATCAAAACTAAAATCCACGACATCATCACCCTCTCCTATTTCTCACCCCGATAAACCCTATCCCTCGTCGCGTGCACCACGCTTGAAGCAACCCTCATTTATCTTTCGTATCGACCATGACGCATTTGGCGTATTTGATTTCGCGGTCCGGACTAGTGGAGATGGAATATGACCACACCGAATTGTTCTGGTAAAAGCGAGTCATCCCATCGCTTTCCATTACGCAAAAGGCAGCCGACGAGCCGTACCCTCGGTCGCCCGAGGTGTTATCGAAGCACTCTTTCTTGTCCGATGGTTTTGTGGCTCTCGCTGGGTGCGCATCCTGATAGGCCTTCAACTCCTTGGCGCGACGATCCCTCTCAGCTTCGTCATGCGCCTTCTTTTCCGCCAGTGTCATTCCGGTTCTGGCTATGCTTATAGCATCTTCACAGAGTGCCTTGCTGGGGTAGCCAGTCGAGAGGCTTACGTTTGCCGAGCCCGACACAACGATCAACGCCCAAATCAGATTTTCCATAACTATCTCCCGCTCCTGTAAATTTTGTCCCTTGTAGCATGGGCCGTATCCGCCTTCGGAACTGATTCAACATCCGTAACCCCTGCCCGCTCCGATACATGAGAACGCATCCGATGGCCTTGGCCCTTGTTGTCCGGAAACCACCTCCGCGCCATTTCCTCCAGACCAGCGCGAAGCCTCCGCCCGCAATCCTCTTTCTGCGCCCTCGTCGGAACAGCCGCATACAAATTCGCAGCCGCCTCCTCTACCGTCATGCCAAGCCCGCAAACCCGATGCACCACCGCATAATCCTGCGGATAGAGGAATCTCCTGATCTCCGACATCGTTTCCGCTGCAATCATATAGCCGAGCGCTGGAGGCTGTCCCGGCGTCGACCCTCCCCGAGCCCGGTCCATGTCCATAACCCCACCCACAGCGCCATAAAGCCGTTCCTGGGCCATTCTAATCCGCTCCGCCGTCATGTACTCCCGCTCGCTGATTTGCTTGCGCTTGAACATCGCTGCCAAGGTATCCGTTACCCTGACGACAGACTCGGTAAGCCCTGCCAATCGAGGATGGTCCACCCTCGCCGTTTCCGTTCTCGGAACAGCCGTCGGCTTCTCTGGGATCCGGCGCTGCTTGGGTGATGGCATGTCAATCGTTCCTAGCATGGTGATGCTCGCTTGCAGGAGGATGGTTCAGTCTCACGCTGTCGAACGCTGTTACTGTTGATTCCGGACCGCTATTGCGAACGCCCGCTTAAAATCATCGATATCCACCCAGCTTTTCTCGGCCATGTGCCCAATCCACCCGCCCTCGCCCATGTCATTGGACAAGTCTTCCGCCCGAATAAAGTAATCCCCGTCGCGCTGCTCGATTCCGTCATCGGTCACAGTCCATTGCGTCCCGGTATAGTGCTCAGTCATTGGCGGCTCCTATTGGCTGAATATTTCCAGTTCGGGGATGTACGAAAGCGTCGTGTCGCCGCGGCGCCCGGTCTGGCGATAGCGGACCTTGCCGACCTTGATCGTGGTCATCTCGTTGGCATAGTCCCGGTGAACCATGACGCCGAGATCGGCCTTGTTGACCCAATGGGCGCTATCGGCCGCGTCGTACATCGACAGTTCGTTAGCCGCCGCTTTCAGGCCGCCGTCCTTGGTTGGGTGAATCACCACCATGACCAGGATGTGATAGGTCTGGGCAAACCGCTTGAGTTTCTTGATGGCCTTGCCGGTGTATTCGGTCAGGCTCTCGCCGTGCTTGCGGTTGTGCTCCATTTCGTTCCACGGGTCGATCAGAAGCACGTCGGTCCCGTCCCGGATTACTGCGTCCTGCGCACACTCCAGAACCCAGTCGATCGTGGTTTCGTCCTCTGACTTTAGCGAATCGTTGTAAATGAACGTGAATTTTTCATTGATGAACCTATCAGCCGCGTCGTACTCCTGCCGGCTAAGGTGCTCTTTCCCGGTGTAAGCCGCCTGCAACAGCTTGTAGACCGCGTTGCGTCGCATCTCGAACGTCGCGATGGCGATATTCCACCCATGAACCTTCGCCAGATAGGCGGCTACCTGCGTTGTCCATGTGGACTTCCCCGATTCCGGCGCGCCCAGAACCGTCATGAACAGGCCCTTCTCCACCATCAACCCTGCCATGCCCGGCTGCACAGGAAGATCCAACCGACCAAACCCCGTCGAAACCGGGTTCATCGCCGGCTCCGGCGGAAAATCGTTCATGCGGTAGAGACCGCGAACCGGCATCCTCACCGCATTAGCGATCGTATCGACCACAGAGGGGGCGCCCAGCTTGATCAGGATGTCGTTGGCATCTTTGCCGCCGCCATCAGGATAACGAACGTAGGAGCACCGCACGGCCCCTAAACGCCTAGCTAGTTCGTCTCGCAGCCGCCAACCTGGCGCGTCGTTGTCGGCGAACAGCACAAACCGCTTGATCTTGGTCAGCCGGTCCCAATTGTTGAAAATGAACTTCATGGAATCGGTTTCGGCATCGACGTATTCGCTCAATGCCTGCGGCTCCGGCTTGCTCTCGCCATCAGCCGGAGGCGCTCCATCAGGGACCGAAACCACAAACGGATATCCCGCCGTCAGGACCGCGAGGCAATCAGGCTCCCCCTCGACAATCACAAGCGCCTGCGAGCCGTCTATCAGAGCGGGATCGTCCAAAACGTCCGCGTTGTAGAACGTGGACTTCGGATCGGGGCGCTGCGTGATGTTCTTGGCGCCGTCCGGACCGGGCCTGCCGCGGTATTTCTCCTTGACGACCTTGCCGCCCTCAAAGAACGGGAAGGCGATCAGATCCCCGGCCGGGTCCGGCTTAACGCCATCCTGGCCGCGCTTCGCGGAGTAAATCTGCATACGTGCGACGATCTCGGGGTCGATCGCCCGAGCGGTAAACCATGCTTCCGCTTTTGGACTTAGCATCGTAGGACTTCCCGCCTTTGTGGCCGCAGTGCTTGCAGTTGAAGAACACGCCCTCGTTGTCGATCAGGACTGACAGGCAGGGGTCTTTTTTGTGACGCCGACCGGATGAACACTCCGGGCACATCGTTTTTTGATTGCCGTGCTTGGGGCTGCGAATAACGATTCGAAACTGGGAAAGGATCTCGTTGGCTGTCATATCGCCGGCCTCAATCCCGGAGGCTTGCCCCGCTCCGTATCCCATCGGGCCTGATTATCGACCCACGTCCGCCATGCGGCCTCCCAGTCCGAGAACTGACTGCCCTTCGCCCCGTGGTGATTTTTGAACGCCTCGAACATCGCCTGAGCTGGTCCAGGTCTGGTTTTGTTGAAGGCGAAGCACGGCGGGATCTCAAACTTGTACCCACGCTTTTCGGCATAGGCGCGCATGGCTTCGCTCGCCGGGAAAATGTCGGGCATCGCCCTCGCCGGCTTCTTCCGAGAAGTTTTCACGGCGGCAGGCGCGTCAGCGCCCCCTATATTTTCTTTTTTAGTTATTAGTTCTTCTTCTTTGGGTTGATTTTGGTTCGTTTCCTGTTTGTCTTCATATGGAGAGCTGGGTTCGTTGCTGGGGCCCCCGAACTGATGTTTGTCGTAATTACAAATGGTTAGCAGGTTCGTTACCTGGGCCTTTTGCTGGGCTATAGCTGGGTCCAAGCTGGGTCTAAGCTGGGTCACCATTTTTTCGCTCTCCAGCAGAGCCAAGAAGTTGCGCACGCGGCTCCGATCCCACCGCCACTTCTCAGCCAAGAACCTTTGAGAGTGGCACAACTGTCCACGCTCAAGCTGGATCATCCCGTGCGGCGTGCGAACTCGCTTTGGCTTCCACGCGGCTTCACTAACGAGCCAAAGCCACGCCAGCCGCTCGGTGTACGGCTCCTCGGAAAAAATGTGGTGATCAAAGATATCGCGATGAACTGCGAACACCCCCCCACTCATGCGGCGTCCCCCAGGTAAGCCCTCACAGCCTCAACGATGATGGTTTCAGGGTGGTTGCCTGCCTTCGCAGCCTCACGGCGTACAGCCGCAGCCAGCGGCCCTTGCAGGACGACCGAGAAGCCTTCTGGAGTGAGGCGGTCCACGATTCGCTTGTTAACATCGCCTAGCTTTTGCCAAGTGTCGGTCACGCTGCTACCCCCGTCCTGTCCAAAACTTCGGCGCCATAAAGTGCGATCAGCGCGGCCTCAGCCCGTCCGTCGTGCTTCTTCAGTTTGAATTGCTCGGCAACGGCGGGGAACATGCGGATAGCGCGGAGTCGCGCATGATCCTTGTCAGACGAAAGGCCGAAATGCTTTTTCCACTTTTGCGGCGTCACGAAATGCAGCGGAATATCCATCGCGCCAATGACGCCGCGCACGTCGCCGTAGGACCGACCAAAGTTAAACATGGACGTGACGCCTTGGCCGGGCATGGCAGAAACGCGCTCGATAACCGCCATGGCGGGGCGGTGAATGCGGATGATTCGGGCGAGTTCGGAAGCATTGATCTCGCCGCCGGCAACCGGGACATCATCAACTGCGATGCGGCCCGGGGCCTCCGTAAAATAGAAGGCGATGGCACCTGTGACGCCGGGATCGATACCCATGATAACAGTCATGCCGCCACCTGATCGGCATGACGAATGATTGCGTAGCCATGCCGCCCGCTGATCGACAGCCCCATCGGCTCCAGCTTTTTCCTCATGTGACTGATCTGCACGGATATGGTTTTATTAAACTCAGGCCCGCCGTTGGGATCTTCCGCGTAGAGGTGTTCCATCATCTGCTCTACCGATATCGACCGCCCGGTTGGCCACGCCTTCCAGAGCATCGCAAACATGCGCGCCTGCATTGGAGTTAGCACGGCGACGTGAACCCCAACTAAAAGCGTGCGAGAATTTTCATTCCACTTGGGCGCGCTGACGGGCGCGATGGTCTGACCGCAGCAGGGACAGGGGGAATCTGTATTCATGCCCTCACCTCCAATGTGGCCTGCTTCTCCCTGGCGCGGTATAGTTTCCGGAGTTCATTGTTGCGGAACCGGCGATCCGGGTACACTCGGCGCTCGACCATACCGAACGCCATGCCGGTGAATGTGCACACTTCCCTGATGTTGAACCCGTCTGCCAAAAGTCTTTTGATGACGAGTGTTCTGGCCCGGACTGCTATTGGCAATTTCGAAGTGCGGAACTCCTTATCCGTTAGGCGGTAAGTCCCACGGACGGTGTAAATGTGGTCGTCGGCGTAGGCCCGCACCACCTCTGCGATTTTGCCCTTCATGCTGCAAAATCCGTTCCGTGATAGATGCGGGCTTTGACCGGCCGTGGCTGCAATCGATGCCAGCATTTGACGTGATGCGCCGGGCAATAACTCGACTTCTCCTGCGCCGGGTCACCACAGAACAAATACGGCGCCGATTCCCCGAACGGGAAACGGCAGTCGCCATCTTCAAGATCAAGGATTCGCTTCATGTCCTGCCCCTTTTGTCTGTGCCGCGGATTTGGTTCACATCAAGAAAGTCAGGCAGCGGCCGAAATGCTCTTCGGCTCGCTATCCTTCTCAAGCGTCACCTTAAAAAGTTGGCGTGCTGCCTCATGCCAGACGATGATGCCCTCTGGTTTCATGAAGCCGGGGGCGACGAACGAGCCATCGTCGCGAAGGACCGAAAGGCAATTTTCGATTTCTGTTGTTGCAAACCTTCCTTGGTGCAACACAGGGACGACATCGCAACACGCCGGGCGCGTTGCATCGTCAGCCCATCGGGCAGTATTGAACAGAGAAAACCGCTTCTCGCCCTTCTGAAGGCCGTAGCCGCGCTGGATGCCAGAACCCCACCATTCGCCAAAGTGGTGGCCGACGCCGAGTTTCATCAACTCGGACTTATTCGCTTCCACCCACTTGGCGAAGCCGAAATTGTCGTTCTCAGGAGTGATCCAGCGCGTGCGGCTGCCGACGAACATCTCACCAGATTCGGTGATGCAGATTGAGGCGTTCGTGCCGTCGATCTTTTCGGTGATGACGCACTCACGGTTAAGACGGGCGATCTTCGGAAAGGCTGTAAATTCCATGTTCACTTCCCCTTATCGTTTGGTTTTGGCCACCACCACGCGACGCTCTGCGCCAGCGTATGACTGAAGCGCGCGAGCATGTTCGCGAGCCGGTCCCGGACCGTGAATAGCAAGGGCTTGGGCACGCCTGATTTCTGTCTCCAGTGCATCGGCTACATCCTCACGTTTGCGGATTGCTTTGTCGGTTCGCTTGCGAACGGCGGCGCAAAGTAGCTCGGCGTCGGCAAGGTCCATCAGGGGCTCACACACGGCCCACCAATCCGGGACGCGATAGCCGGGGCGCTGCGATGCCGCATCCATGATCGCGGTCAGAACCTTGAAACCATGTTCGGAGCCGAGAAGTTCGCCGACTTCATCCAGTGAAAACTCGCGCTCACCAAGCACTCGGTTCTTTGCGGTCTTCCATGTCAGGCGCAGCCAACCGGCCAGCGTCTTGATCGTGTCCTGCGGATAAATCTCTTTGATTATCCGAATGATGGCTTCGTTGATGGCCCCGGTTTGGGCCGTTGGTGGCCCCAGATTGTGCCCGGTCAGATTTCGAAAATCGCTCGTGTTGGCGGATGTTGTGGCCATCGTACTTCTCACTGATGATGGGTTGCGGAAATGGACGAAGAAGAAACCTGGCAGGCGCTCTCAGAAATTTCGCTCAACGCGAGGATGAGGGACGCCTTGGCATTCCTGACAGATGCAAGAATGCGGAAAGAGGTGCCGGCAGCACTCACTGGTTGGGGGGCTGGGGATGCTGCCGGCCTCGCGCTCGCCGGGGAAGAGGCAAGCGGAGAGGAATTGAAACGTGCTTGATTCATGGCTGCACCGGAGGCAAAGGAAGGGGCTGCCAATGGGTGGGATGGTTGTAAGCAGACGACGAGTTACGATTGCTCCATCCGCCAATTGTGTCGCCGTCCCATCGCAGAACGAACTTTCCTACTGCGTAGTCATACCCGAACGAATGACGCGCCTCGAAAATCAGAACTTCCGTCCCGTCGCGCGGCGCAGTCTCGATTGGTTGCCACTCACCCATGCGATGCACTCCGGTGAACTACCGACTTATGTTCGGTCGCGTGTTTCGTTTTCGGACATGACGCAGAGCGGAATCGAATTCGCTGGAATGGTTCCAAATCACTGTCACAATGTCCCCTCACCTTGTGAGGCTGGGGGAAATCATGAGCGAACGGGAAATGCTGGACTGCGTTGGCATTCCAGAATTCTTCTACACCACCATTGGAAAGACCGAGGCGGCCGGCGGCGGCTGTGTCAGAATTTATTGTTGCATCGAGCGCGGAGGTACTTTGATCCCGCAATTCACTGTCGTCATGCCAGCGGAATCGCTGATCATCGCAGCCAGACGCGCGGAGGACGCGGCCCTCGCCGTGTTCAATCACGAACAGATGGCGGGGGTCATGGCCACTCACTGAGCGGCCTCCGCTGGTTGTTCGAGCGACTGATAGTCATCAGCCGTCGACGCGCCTTTGGTAAAGCGCTTGATTTCCTCGATTGTCTGCCAGTCCGGCCGAACCTTGCGGCGCCGGATCCGGCTGACAGTGACGCGGGCGCGCTTGATGCCGGACGCCACAGCGTCGTCGTCAAGGCCATGAAGGGTCATGTAATCGGAAAGGTGCATGACGGATGTTGTACGCCATGCGTACAGTGATAGTCAAGCCAAATTGTACGCCACCCGCCGTTCAATCCCCGGCCGCCACGGTGCATGGTGCGTACATGGCTACCAGAATCACCAGAAAGCCCCATCCGGGGTCCAGACTGCGACCGATCTACCAGCGGACGTTTATCAAGCAGTGGCGCGAATACCGTAAGATGTCCCAAGAGGAACTTGCGGAGCGCGTCGGCGAGTATCTGAGCGAGAACGGGATCAGCGAAAAGGGCTACACCTACGCCAGTATCGGCCGGATCGAGAACGGCCGGATGCCCTACTCCCAACCCATCATGGAAGGCATCTCAGAGGCCCTAGGCGTGCCCGTGGCGACGCTTATCACGACGCCGGCACCCAAACCCGGTGACCCTGTTCCGCCCGATCCTGCAGCTCTCCTGCGCATGTGGAGCGAGGGCGCTAGAGCTGGGGACAATAGCCCGCCTTCCGCTATTCCCGGCAGGAGAGCCAAGCGGTCTGGGGAGATCGGATAGCGCGTATACCTGGGATGCCCTATATCGGGGGCCAGCCGCCCGGCACGCAATACACTGCCTTAAAAGTCCCAGATGTGAGCATAGCCCCGTCGGCGTTTGCTCGGGTCGGAAGCCCTCATTGAGGTGAAGATCCCCCGCGCGTCGTCCCCGGAATCGCCGGGCCGTGCGAACGCTGGTTGGCAGCGGCTCTGACAGTACTTTTTTGTACCGGGCCGAACAAAATGACGTTGCGCGATAGGGGGTGAAGCCCTATATAGGTTGCGCCACGGGTCTGGGGTTTGTCCATCAAGCTGACCCAGATCAGCCCGGCCGGTCGTCGCGGATCGAGCCGGGCATTTTCTTATGTGGTTTGTTCACGGTACGTTCGCAAGACCCTAAACCAAGGAAATTTATTTGTACGCACTGCGTACGATTTTGCTTGACCTTTGATGTACGCCTCGCGTACATTGGCTTCATCAGAACGGAGCAAGCAAATGACCATCACCTGGAACACCCGCAAGACCGCCGCCGGATACGAGTTCATCATTTCGCGCATCGGGTACCAGAGCTACGAGGTCATCAAGACCGGCGTTTGCCCCTCCCGCGCCAAGGCCGTTCTGCTCGGCAAGAAGTGGTCCCGCTACCTCAAGTCTCAGCAGGTGGCAGCATGACCTACAGCTATCGCAATCCTTGGTTCAAGGAGTTCGGCGACTATGGGCCGGAGTTCTACACCAGCAGAGTGGCACCGGCAGAATATCGCGGCTTCCAGATTTTCCATCGTCACGAAGGAATGTGGGATCTGGTCAAGGGCGGGGTTTGCTTAACGCAGCGAGCGGGGCGCAAGGGGGTGTTCAACCTCGCCGATGCCCTGCTTGGCGACCAAAGCGAAGATCAGCCGTGGCTTGTAGAGCGAGCGCGAGAAATCGCGGCTTCCCACGGAATCTCGTTCGACAAAATACCAGCCTGATCCCACCCCTCCGATCTACCGCAAGCAAATACATGGGGAATGAGAATGATTAACCGCAACACTGCCGACGCCTCGCCGTCGAGAAGTCAGTCATCAGCGGAGATTGCCTCGCTAGTGAAGGCGCTGGAATTCTACGCCGAACCCCGCCGCTATCAGGGGCCGAACCAGCATCCGCTCCCCAACGATCCTCATGCGAAGCCGGATCAGGTCTACATCCAAGATGTCACTCGCGACGGCGGCAGCATTGCACGTCAGGCCCTCGCGAAGTTTTCCGCCTGATCCATCCATCCACAAGCCCAAAGGGATAGGGAAATGAACTATTTCGTTGTGATGATCGATTACGGCAGGCGCGGTCGCGAAGCCATCGTTGATCCCGAGATCACCCGCCGGGAAGTCGTGTCGCGCATCCGCTCCGGCGAATATCCGATGGAAAGCATTTCGTTTATCGATCGTGTCGAGGGCGCCAGCGTTTTCAGGGTGACCGACGAAATCCTGCATGAGGCTTGCCGCCTGCAAGCGGCTGAATAGGAGTAACGGGGATGACCGGTAACCCATTCGTTCCAGGCGCCAAGGTGGCCATCCAAGTCCAGAGCGGATGGCGGGGTCCAATCGGGTTCCGGGCCGGCGTCGTTGCGAAAGTTCTCAAGAGCGGAAACTTTACCCTAGAGGGTTCACCGCAGCAATGGCGCCCATACCCGCCGTCGTCAGGCTGGGAAAAATGGTGGCGGGCTGGGGCGACTGGATCATGCAGCGATACGCTCCGCATTTGGGATGAGACGACCGCCGCCGATATTACTCAGAAAAACGCAGTGGCCCTCCGATACGTGCGCTTTAGCGAAGCCAAGCGCGTCATCGAGCGCAACGAGTTTTCGGAACTCGTCACAGACGATGTTGTCGAGAAGATGGAGGCCGTCGCTGCTGCGATTAAGCCGCGCAAGGTGCAGCCATGACGAACCAGCAGCTCGCAGATGAACTCCTCCGCAACTGGCAGGCCCTCTGGTTCCTTCCGCCAGCCGAGCGAATGCAGCGGATCGATGCAATCAGGAAAGACCTGGAATTTGAGCGAAACATGCGTGGCGTAAAAAGGGAGATGGCCGATGTCTAAGATGGAATTGATCGATTGGGGCGTGAAGGTCCGGCCTCACCTGGATTTCATATCGTCCGGCGCCGCGATGGCTGCGCGTCATGCTCGCAAGCTGCCGTGCAAGGCGGACTTCGAAACAATGGCGGAAGCCGATCTGGCTGCGGCTCGCGCGGTTCTGGTCGAAGCCCTGCAAAACATCATTGAGGCCCAGCAGGCATACGCCAGTAAGCCGGTGGACGCATAACATGCAAACAGCATTGCAACAGATCGAGTTCACGCCCGGCATTGGTTCAAACCACCCGCCCGGCCCTATTGACCATGCTCAGAGCGTGATCGACGACATCAATTCTTGGCTGTCGGACCATCCGACAATTGAAACCGAGGAGCAGGCCCGCGAGGCGAAGCCGTTCCTGGATCGCGCCAAGGCCTCACTTGAGGAAGTCGAGGCCGAACGCGACAGCAAGGTCCGCCCGCTGAACGAGACTGTAGACGCGATCAACGCCAAATATAAGGCGCTGCATAACGTCGATAAGAAAAAGCCGGGGCTCTTCGACAAGATTGTGATCGAGCTTAAGGCCCGCGTCGCCTCCTTCATGATCAAGGAAGAGCAGCGCCGCGAACGTGAGGCCGAGATTGCCCGCCTCGCTCAGGAAGCCGCAGAGCAGGCCGCCCGCGACGCCGAGGCCCGCGAAGCCGAGGCGCTTGAGAATGCCAAGGCCGGCGAGGTTGTTGACGTGGCCGAAGTCACCCAACAGGCCGACGCCGCGTTTGAAGAGTTTGAGCGCCAGTCACGTTTTGCCGCCCGCGCCGAGCGAGACACAAAGGTCAAGATCGGCGGCGGGTTCGGCCGCTCTGCATCTCTCCGCAACGAGGAGACGCTGCACCTGGACAGCTACAGCCAAGCGCTCAAGGCCATCGGGCCGAACGACAAGGTACGCGATGCGATCCTAAGCTCCGCACGCGACTACCGGAAGATTCACGGCGAGCTGCCGCCCGGCGTTCGCGCAACATTCGAAAGGAAGCTGTGATGTTGGACGAACACCAGATCGCGGCACTACAGGCCCCGCTCAACAAGGCCAACGTCAAGAAAAATCCGAAGGGCTTCGATTATGTTGAGGGCTGGCACGCAATCGCCGAAGCCAACCGAATCTTTGGGCATGACGGATGGGACCGCGAAACCGTCGAAATGAAAATGTTGGGCGAGCCTGAGCAGGACGCAAAGCAGCTTTGGCGCGTCGCATATCATTGCCGGGTTCGCATCACAGTCAGAACTGAGGGCCGGAACATTGTTCGCGATGGCTCCGGCTACGGCTCCGGCATCGTTCGGGATCTCCGCGACGCACACGAAAGCGCAATCAAGGAGGCGGAAACAGACGCCATGAAACGCGCCTTGATGACCTTCGGCAATCCCTTCGGCTTGGCGCTCTACGACAAGAAGCAGGAAAACGTGGTGGACGACAGCAAGCCCGCAAGGCCGGCGGCACCTGCCAAGCAGTCAGTCATGCCGGACGACTTCACCGCCCGCGTTGAGTACATGGTGGAGTGCCGCGAAGCCATCGCAGCAATGGCGCCGGAAGATGTCGTCGCCTGGTGGATGTCGGAAGATCAAAAGGAGGCCCGCCGCAAACACCAACTCGACCAAACGCAAGTAGACGCACTCAAACAAGCCGTCATGAACCGTCGTGACGCAGGAAAGAAAGCAGCATGACCGACCGATACGACGCAGTGATCAGCCGCAAGGATAAGAACGGCAAGATCCGCTACACCAAGATTGGCGCGGCCTTCCCGGCGAAAGACGGCAAGGAAGGATTCAACATCGTCCTGGATGCGCTCCCGATGCCCAACGCAGACGGCCAAGCGTGGATTTCTCTCTACGTACCCAAGCCACGCGAGGATCAAGCGCCGGCCGCCGCAGAACCGATGAACGACGACATACCGTATTGAGGCGACAATGAACGCAGTCCCCAACCTCCCGTGGTCCGAACAGTTTCGCATTGTCAGCAAGCAATGGGTCGATGCCGACGCTGCCGCGACCATTCTTGAGGACACCAAGAGCGCAGTTATGGCCGAACGTGTCTGCGGGTTGGGGGATATGGCAGTCAACCGTGCGGAAGCGCTTGTGAAGGCTTCCCCTGAATGGAGGCGGCACGTCGAGGCAATCGTAAATGCCCGGCGCGCCGCCAACCGCCTCAAGGTCCAGATGGAATATCTCCGGATGAAATTTCAGGAGTGGTCCTCTGAGAACGCCAACAAACGAGCGGAGATGCGCCTGTGACCATTCCCCAAACAGTAATAGCTCTATGGGCTCTCTACACCTTTGGATGCGTTGCGTTGGGTTGGTGGCTTAGGGGCGGTGAACGGCTCCCGGTAGCGGAGCAGAATGAGCATGGAGTATGGCCGTTATGAGCCGTCGCGAGTTCTCAAAGCCGGTCAAGCGTGAAGCTCTCAAGCGGGCCAACAAGCGCTGCGAGGGCGAAGGCTGTGGCGCGCTGTTCGGGATGAAGTTTCATTTCGACCACGACATCGCGGACGGCTTGGGTGGAGAGCCGACACTGGAGAACTGCAAGGTTCTTTGTCACGCCTGCCATGGCGTGAAAACCGCAAAGCACGACATCCCGCTGATCGCGAAAACGAAACGCATCCAGGATAAGCACCACGGCATCCGCAAACCGAGCCGGTTGCAATCCGCGGGATTCCGCAAGGCGGCTCCGCAACGTAGCGCCAGCCGCCCCATCGAACGACGATCGCATAGCTAGTTGGGCAACCACAGTGAGGATGAGATGACAGATATTGGCGAGTTTCAACAAGACTTCGCAGACGAGATGAAGACGCTCGCCCCCGCTGGCGATTTCCCAGTCGCGCCAGCGCACGGCATCGCGGCCCTCGCGCTCAACATGGCCCTGAAATACCACGACATGGGGATGATAAAGGACGGCCAGTTGTACCAGCAATACAAGCTGGAGGGCCGGAATATCGAAACCCTTCACCTTGAGCATGTGTTCGAGACGGCCATCAAGATGGAGCGTTTCCTCTTGGGAGCATCTGACCGCATCGCCAAGGTCATCGTCGATGCTATTGAAATTGCCGTCGATGAGGACGCCGCCGGCTCCGACGAGCCCGAGGAATCGGCATGACCTCGCACCCCCACTCCCAGCCAGGCACTGCGCAACGGCAACCGCTCACGTCAGCACTACGGAATGTTCTCTCCGTGATGCGCGCTGCCCGTCTCTGCGAAAATAAACAAATGAATGTCTGGGCCGATGATGTTCGCGCCGTTGCTGACGTTGTGGAGTGGCTAGAGAAATTGGAGCCAACGCCATGACTACCCCCAAGACAGCCTCAGAACTGTTGCCGTGCCCCTTCTGCGGCGAAAAACGGATATGCCTGAACGGGCCGTCCAACGAACACCTCTATGGCTGCATCAACTGCCCGGCGTGCATGGCCTTCTTGCCCGGCGCGGTAAGTGACGAGGCCGAACTCATCGCCTGCTGGAATTCTCGTCCTCGATGTGGGGTGCAGACTGGCGATGCGTGGCAACTGGTCGAGACTGCGCCGAAAGACACCACCGTTCTTTTGGCGTGGCTTTACGATGGCGTCTGGGAAATCAAAAGCGGATGGGCGGGATCGACGCGGGGCGGCTGGCTTGATGGCCAAGCCACCCATTGGCAACCGTTACCGGCGCCGCCGTCACTTGCACTGCCATCGGCAGAGCCGTTACCCGCCAAGCCTGAACCGGCCCGTTGGCCCGCGAAGGGTGACACGATGACGTTCATCGGAAAGAACGGATACCCGTACCAGCTTGAAGCCGCCCTCAAGATCTTCACGCCCGGCGAAAAGTACCGCGTGCATGACTGCGAAGTCGGCGACTTCAGCCACAGCATCGAGTTCGTCGGCGTCAAGGGCCGCTTCAACGGCGTGATGTTCGAGCGGGCGCCCTCGCTCTCCTCCACACATCAAGGATCTGAAAATGAAACTTGATCGCAACATTAACGGACGCGGGAAATACGCCATCGTCAATCTCCGCGAGATCGAACGGATTGGCGGGGTCGCTATGGGCCATAACCCAGATATAGCGCACGCGCTCCGCATCCTGGAGACGAACGGCCTCATCGAGTACGGCGAGGTTGGGTCGGAGAATGAGTTCTTTGTCATCAAGCTCAAGGACAGGTACGCGGACTCCGCGCTGGCAAGATATGCCGCGCTGGCGTCCTCTGATGACCCGGAATACGCGAACGATGTCGCCGAGCTGGCAAGCCGCGCCGGATCGCATAGCCCGTTCTGCAAGAAACCGGATTAACGCGATGACATCACTTTCACTGTCTTCGCAGGAGCATTCATGACACCGCGCAAAGTAATGATCGACAGCTTGCGAGCGTGGATGCTAGGCGACTATGGCCACGACTTGCCCGCCGAGCATTTCCAGCAGGAGGTTGACCGGATGCTGGCCAGTCTTGAAGAATCCGGGTTCGTTATAGTCGCGCCAGATCGTCAGGAGCGTATCCAGGCTGCAATCTATGCGGCGCTCGGCTGCACCAAAATCGATTACCGAAGCCCGCGCAAGCTGGACGAAGCCGCCAAGCCAATCACAGCGTTCGTTGAAGGCGCTCTGGCGCATCCCACGCAATGTGACTGTGCCCCGTGGCCGGACAAGTGCCCCTATTGCGGCGGTCAACCAATCCTTTTGCAGGAGCGCAAGTGACATGAGCGAACTTAAGAGGGGCGACCGCGTGACCGTGAATTGGGGCGACGGGCGCCCGCCATTCAATGGCACAATTACCGGAGAGGGCCGTAATGGTCGTTGGTGGATGGTTCTAAGGGATGGCCGCAAACACCCTGTCGGGTGCAACAAGAACCATTGCGAGCCGGAGTCCAGCGTTCTTGTCGGAGACAAGGAAAGAGACGTTATCGAAGTCCCCGACGAGATGGTAGAGAACGGTTGCCGCGGCATGTACGGCAAACATTGGGATGGACCGCCGGAGAAAATGCCTGGCGAGGAAATGAAAAACGTATGGCGGAGAATGGCGAGGGCCTGCCTCACATCCGCGCTCTCGTCGCGACACTCACAGGGAGACGATCATGGCTAAAACCAAGGAATACACGCGCTGGGCCATCGTCGGCGAGGTTGGGCTTTACGTCGGGCAATATCTGACGCGCAAAGACGCTATCTCAGACCACATCCGAGCCAGGTACGGTGTCGCCGGGACTTGGCAAAGAGGACTGAGCGCAGGGCAACTCCAGCTTTGGCGCAAGATGCAGGCCAAAGGTGACCGCGCCGTCAAAGTTCGCATCATCGTTCCTGTGGGAAAATCTGTGGGGCAACCCCGATGAAAACCCGTTTCATCAACTGCGAGGTTTGCCAGACCGAAGGCCGCATCCTTACGAGCGACGGCGGCCCGTATGAAATTGACAACGGCATTTGTCCGGCCTGCAACGGGGAATGCGTGGTCGAAGTCGAGGTGCAGGCGGTAACGCTTGAGGATTTAGAGGAGATGACGCTATGACGCGCCCCGATGCGGCAATCGACGCTCTGACCAGCCACCAAGTGCAGTGCGACGAGGATGGCGTGATGATCCAAGTCAGCCGGCAGGCGCTTGACGAGGTGCTGAAATATCTCGCCGCTCCGCTGGACGAGCAAAAAGAATTTGATCGGGCGTGGAACGCTCGTCCGTGGGTCACGGAAGAAGAAGCGGACAAAGACAGGGCATGGCGCTGGTGGCAGGCGCGAGCCTCCCTCATGCACGGTGTTGTCGGAGGAGAGAAACTGTGACCGAACATACGCCGACGCCTTGGGCCTATCGCCCGCAAAAGCATGACGATTGGGGCTGGATCAGGGATGCCGATGGCGGACTAGCAGCCACGGCGCGCGATGGCAGAGTTTGGTCCGAGCAATTCGATGAGTATCGCGCGGCGGGGAAAGACCCATACGAGCCGAACGCTACCTTCATCGTCAAGGCGGTGAATAATCACGACGTGCTGGTTAGCGCCCTTCAAGCGCTGGTCGACAACATCAACGATTACGAGCGCGTGAACAATCTGGCGCCGAGCCCAGGACGAACTGAGTGCTGGGATACGGTCGCTCACGCCAAGCGCATCCTCGCCGCTGTCGAAAGTCGCGCGGCGCCCTGCCCCGGCTGCGACGGCCACGAATGCGATAACGGCTGCGCGTATCCGGGCGTCTCATCCCCACTCTCCCCGTCACAATCAGGATCTGAGAAATGATCCTGCCCGAAGTCACCACGCCCGCAGCGCTCGCCCAGCACCTGAACTGGCCGGAAAGACGTGTGCGCAGGATAGCTAAAGCCCTTGGCGCGTGCTTGATTTCGGGCGATTGTATGACGCTCACAAAAGACGACGTTCTCAAAATCATGGAGTCGCAGCGATGCCCCTCAAGCTCTACATGCGCAGCGGGGTCTGGCATTACCGCGGCACAGTTGGCCCAACTGAGCGCCGATCGCGCATCCGAGGCTCATGCAAAACCGCGGACAAAAATATCGCGGCGCGTCAGATTGTCGAGATCGAAACCGCTTACTGGAAAGGTCATTTCGATGGCCCAGGCGCGATCCTGACATTCCGCAGGGCTGCGCAGCTATACCGCGCGGCCGGCAAGTCGGAGCGGTTCCTGTCGGCCGTCGAGGGGCATTTCAAGGATACGCTGGTGAAGGACATCACGGCCGGCGCTGTCAGGCAGATGGCCATCGACCTTTTCCCCGACTGCACGGGCGCGACCCGCAACCGGCAGGGCATCTGCCCCGCGCAAGCCGTCATCAACTTTGCCGCGGAATCCGAACTGTGCTCGCCGATCCGGGTCAGGCGGTTCAAGGTCGATGCAAAGGTCAAAGAGCCCGTGACGCTGGAATGGCTACGCGCATTCAGCCCTCATGCCTCGCCGCCGATCGAGGCGCTGGCGTGGTTCATGTTCCTGACCGGGGCGCGGATCAGCGAGGCTATCGCGGTGCATTGGGAAGACGTGAGCCTCAATCAGGGCACGGTGCTGATCAAGCAATCGAAGGTGGCCAACGAGCGGATCTCGCATCTCCCGACCCAACTGGTCGCGATGCTATCCAACCTGCCGCGCATCAATGAGCGGCCCGTGTTCGTCTACCAGCACGCCGACGACATCGTGAGGGCATGGCACGGCGCTATCAAGCGGGCTGGCGTCAAGCGCCTGACCCCGCATTCCTGCCGCCACGGGTTCGCCACCGGATTGCTGCGCCGGGGCATCGACGTGGTGACGGTCGCGAAGCTCGGTGGATGGAAGACGCCGGCCCAGGTGCTCAAGACCTACGGCCACGCCATCAACGATATCACGCTGACAGACGTTTTGGTTGACGCAGAAATGACACGCCGACCAATGAAAGTTGCGGAAAGCCTATTAAAATAGTGGTATCCTGACTTAACCCGGTCCCCTTCAATGGAACAGGGCTAAACCAGAACATGGGCAAAAAGCCCCAGCAAATAAGGAGACGCAGAATATGGAAGTCGCCAAACCGGAACAAACCGCCGTGAACGACTCGGGAACGCAGGCGGGTTTTGACACGCCATTGACACGCCATCTGTTCCCGGTGCGTTCATGAAAATTGATCTTATCAGCGGTCACGTCGCGTTAGCTGACGATGCCGACGCGGAGCTTCTGCGCCCATATAGTTGGTATCTCTGCCGGTCCGGATCTGGCCGCCTCTACGTTGCCGCGCGCGTCCGTGGGTCGAAGGTTCGCGTCCGGATGCACAGGCTCCTGATGAACGCACCAGCCAACATGGTGGTGCATCACATCAACAACGACGGGCTGGATAACCGGCGAGCGAACCTCGAAGTGACGACCAACCGGAAAAACCTGATCTATGCTTACGACGGGAAGGAAGCCGGGGTTCATTTTCATAAACAGTCCGGCAAGTGGCGGGCCCAGTTGCGCGGAGAGAACGGCAAATTCGTCTCTCTTGGGCTGCACGATACACGAGAATCAGCGGTATTCGCCGCGACTACATTCCGGGAGGCGAGATCATGACACAGCCGCGTTCACTGAACCGGGAGCGCGCCACGGGCGACCAGTTGAAGCGGATTGACGCCAGCATTGCGGGCTGGGTCCGCGACCTGGCCGCGATGTCGCCCTCGCTGCCCAAAGGAGCATGACATGCCTTCGATTGAGATAGACTCGCGCTGGAAGATGCCCAATGGCGAGGTTGCAACGGTCACGGGGATTCTCGTTTCCCCTTACGAGATGCTGCTGGATTGCACGTTCGATTCGCGCGGCGGGCGAGAAGTTTGGATGGCTCACGATCTCGTCCGCGCGGCCGAGAAGCTGCCACCATCGATCCCCAAAGGAGAGCATTCATGACCGTGGCGCGATGCGGACTGTGCGGCGAGCCGATGCCATCTGGCGAGGAGATGTTCAAATTCCATGGCTACAGCGGCGGCTGCCCGAAGCCGCCGACGCAAAAGACGGAGGTCGTCGCGGAGTACGTATTCCGCGACATGGCGGCCGGCGACTTCTGGATTGATATTCGGGTGAACCGGCAGCCATACGGCAGCATTGGCCCGTTCGATACGGAGGGCGAGCGCCAGCGGGCGCACGATGACCTGCTGAATATGACGCGATCGATGGGGGCCAAAGATCTGCCCTCTCTGCCACAGTGATCAGTAGACAACGCGAGAGACATCCCATGGAAAAGTCAATGCAGTTGAAGTGTCAGAGCGGCGCTGCCACCGCCAACATCGGCGACAAGTTTATTGATAAGCAAAAAGAGTGGGAAATCGTCGGGTTCGAGCCGCGATACGACGAAATGACGGTTCTATGTAGGCCTGTCGATGGTGTGCTGCCGAGCTATTGGAGGACATGGGAAAGAGAAGATCACACTGTTGCATGGTGTGATGACAGCGTTTCAGCCGCCCTTCTGACCAAGGCTGACGGCAGACCGCGTAGCGCGCGAGGCGACATACTCAAGACCACGAAGGAATAGAAATCATGATGACTAGATATAAGAAATACGCGGCTTGGCCAGTCGTGCTGTGGTGTAGGCTGGTCCGCCGGCATCGAGGCCAGGGCGTCTGGCATAGCGGCCCGATATGCCGCTGCATCGGATGCGGAGACAAGATTCCCACGGTCTCGAATGGAGAGCGCAAGTGAGCACAGTGGAAAGCATTGACGCCTTGACAGCATTCCGTGAGGCCTGCGACGAGGCTGGTTGCGAGTATGACAACGAGGCCCTGCTGCGCGCCATCGCAAAGCTCAAGCAGGAGAAGAGCTTACTCAAAAGCCAGATCGGTAACTGTCATATTGAAATAGCTAGGCTGCGTGACGCGCTTTTGATGGCCGGCGTTGCCCGATCCTGACCGAACAACGAGGATAACAATGAGCGAAGTGAAGCCATCCAGTCTGCTTTGCAAGTTTTGCGGCGCGACGGTCATGTTCCCCTGCTCGGAACGATGGAAAGCCGACCAGTGCCCCGTGCCCCGTCAATATGGACTGCTGATAAAGGAACCCAAACAATGACAGACGTGATCTGCGAATGCCCGAAGTGCGGACGCCAGCACCGCGATCTTGGTTTTGGCAAGCCCCCGTCCATCATGGAGCAGATAGCCCATGACATCCGGGAGGGTACATTCCCAAAGAAATCCGAAGCCACGTCAGAATGGCAAAAACGGCCAGTTGCCTTCCGCGTACCCCGCGTTGTGGATGGCGTACTGTCCGCGACGGAGTGGCAACTATTCAGTGACGAAGAAGCGGCGCGCGCTGAAGCCGAGGCGAAGGGCTGCGACTATCAGGGTTTATATGCCAGAACCGCATAACCAGTCTTGAGCAGGCAGCAATGAAACAATGGTTCATAACAAGCCCTAACGCACCCGGCCTTGTAATATGCGCCTTACTTTGCGCATGGACTATATTGCTTTGGGTCTTGCACAGTTAAACAGCCACCTGTCAAGGAATCCTTGACAACTCGAACCTGTAAGGGCGGAGCATGACAAAAAAAGAGAAGGCCGCGCGATACCGAGATCTGGCGATCGACAGAGCTAAACTTGCGGCAAAATATGCCAAATCAAAGAACTATGAGGAAGCCGCAAGGTGGTATTCTGCCGCCGACGTTTTCACGCGGATCGCGGCCGAGTTCGAAAGCCCGGCTAGGAGATCATAGCAACCGAACCTGTAATGGACGAAACTTGTAACAGCGGCAAATTATACATGAGATTTTCCCAAGCAGAACTGTCCGTGATGTTCTCAAAAACCACGCAAGCCATAACTATGCTGCTGCGAGGCCACCCCGGCGAAATCGAAGCGCGCGCCGCCAAAGAAGGAAAGCGAACAATTAGGCGGCAGATCAAAACTTACGGTTTGGACGCTGTATATATTTTGGCAGTCCGGACCCACCAAATTAAAGTCTATCACGATCTATGCGAGGCGCACGGAATTCAGAAGGTTGATCTCATAGTGAGGCGCAAAGAATCCGAATTTAGCGACCTGCTGTCCGCCTTCATCCCTCAGTATGAAATTTTTCCCCAACACCGGATTGGTGGATACGTGGTCGATTTCTTCGTCCCGAAATTTAAAATTGCGGTCGAATACGATGAAGGGCACCATGGCAAGACACTGAATATTGCACTAGATGCAGCACGGCAGAAGGAAATAGAAAGCGCTTTTGGGTATAGGTTTATCAGAGTAAGGGAGGGTAATGAGATCGCGGGCCTATTCGATATTGCTATGGCTATATTCTCGCAAGGCAGCGGTAATCGCTCTTAAGCAGAAGAGGGGCTTACAGGTTGCCGATTGATAAGCGAGGAGTTCTGATGCCACAGCGGATTCAACGGAAGCGCTCGAAGGGCTGGACGATGCCGGCGGGTGCTATCTATGTCGGCCGGCCCAGCCACCACGGCAACAAGTATCGCGTAGGAACGGATGGGGACGCCGCTGAATGCGTCCGGAAGTTTAGGGCTGATTGGGTGTGGGGACTGGAGCACCCGCTTGGGCGGCTCGTTCTGACATCAACGCTGGACAAATTGCGCGGTAAGGACTTGGCCTGCTGGTGCCGCCTGGACCAGCCGTGCCATGCCGACGTGCTGATCGAGCTTGCAAACGTCATCCCCGCTCCTGGCCAAGCAGCGCCGGAGTGAATCTTACTCGTTCGCCGCCTTCGCCCAACTCTCGTCCTTGCGATCTTGCTCGGCAGTGGACGGCCTGTCGTCCTTTCCGACGCCGCGGATCTCATATGCAATGAGGAAGACGATGCAGCATCCGGCGTGCCATAGGTGGCTATATCCCGTGTCGGCGTCTGCTTTCTCGCCATCCCACCACGCCGTGAGGTGCCGCATCAGGGCGTCGAAGGGGCGCGACCAAAGCATCCCCTTTTCCCAATTGCGCGGGGCGTACTTCTCTGCCCCGAATTTCAGCACCTTGACGATGGCGCTAAAAGCATCGAACGGCGCAAGCGACCACGGGTCTTTGCCGGCGTCGTCCTTATGACCTTGGATCAACTCTGGGCGACTCACAGTTCAATGATCTCCAGCCCCAACGCAATTGCCGCCGCGCGCTCTGCCATGGCCCCCTTACTTTTCTCCCATCCAGGAAGAAGCGCCACCGCGTCAGCTTCGGCGCAAATCCATCCGAGGTCCACGCCTAGGGCGACCCGCAAGTCAAACCCATGCTCTTTCGCGGCCACATCCTCGCAGCCGCTGGCGTTGCCCTTTGAGATATCGGTCCCGTGCCGCTCATTGTCTTTCTCGGCCGGGCTGAAAACGAAATGCCCCATCTCGCGCAACTGCGCAGCGGCGGCATGGAAGGCGGGGAAATTGAACTCTGGAATGCCGCGCATCGGTCCTGCGACGTAGACTTTCATGCAAAATTCCTCAGTTGTTTTCGCAAATGAACACTACCATAGAATCGCGTTTGGTGCTACAAAATAAGCACTTTCCTACGCTTCGTTGTACGCCCACGCCAAACAGAAAAACACATTCCCAAGGGCGTAGGCGAAGTAAACCCCAGCCTGAAACGGCTTACCGGAGCAGAGCAGCAGCACGCAAACGGCGGCATACTGAGCCCCGATAAGGGCGACGAACCACATGGCCCACGACATCAGTCTTTCTCAAACTTGAACGCGCGACGAACTGCAGATGTAGACCGCTCATCCCGGAATGTTTGAATCTCAATCTGCCCCTTGTCGTTGATCTTGAAATTGAGCCGATGCACGAGTCCGCAGTCGCAGCATTGCTCCTTGAAGCCGCGGCGGGGAACGGTGATCCATTCCCCGCTGGAAACGTGGTAATAGCCCCGCTTCATACCTTGATGACCTCGCCACGGAATTGAACGTGCTTTTCATCCCACACGCTGCACAACTCCGGCTGCATCAACCGGCCATCCTTGAACTTCAGGACCGCGAAGCCTGACACCCAATTCTTGGGCCCATCCTCGGTATAATCGACGAAAGCCTTATGGTTCGGGTCAGCAACGCAGCCAGTGTCCACGCCGTAGCGCGTCCCGTTGTAGTCCGTGACCGGCGTCACCTTTTGGGAGTGCAGATGGCCCGTGACCATCGTCTTGCCGGAGCCAACCGCATTGTTATGCGTGGCGTGGACCCCGCCCTTCCAGCGATGCTTGCAGACTACGGAATCATTGATCCAGACCGCCCAGCCCTTCTCCCAGAGCGGGAAATGGTCGGACAGGTGGATGCCGCCGAGGCCCTTGTATTCGCTTGCCACGGTCGCCAGCCGCGTTTCAAAGCGGGCGTCGTGGTTTCCAAGGGTCCAGATTTTACGGCATCGTCCGGCCGCCTGTGCGATGTCGTGAAGATGATCCTGCGCCGCCTCGATCTCATCCTTGACGGATGGGGCGCTTTCCCAGCCGATCGGCGGGTGACGGCTGATCTGCGGAAAATCAAGCACGTCGCCGTTGAGGATTACCGCGGACGGCTTCAAGTCTTTGCAGAGCCTCTTGAACGCTCGTAGTGCCGTAGACTCCGCACCAGGCCAAATATGAAGATCGCTCCCAACAATAACAACACCATTCTTGACCTCCAGCAATGCCCGATGCGGGTATTCCTTGGTGCTGGATTGCTTGGCTGGCGCTGTGATGCGGCCATGAACCTTCTCCAGCCGCTCGCGCCTTGCATAGATATTGCGCTCAGTGACGCCCAGGAAGATCGAGGCTTTTGTCGCTCCCATGGCATCGAAAACAGCCATGAACTCTTGATCCGTCGTAGTAGGTTTCACCATTTCAGGTGCCACCGCCGAGAACCGCGCAGTACACAATCTCGGGGAACATCTCACTCGCGCAAACGTGGTTGTCGGTATCAGGGGACTCCCGCGGATCGGGCTGGTTCGATTCAATTATGCTGGACGGTAGCGCGGCCCATGTTCCTGACCACTTGTGCAGGTATTGCAGGCCGCCGGGGCCGCGCCGGATCTGTGCGCTATAGCAGTCTTTGCGATGGCAACAGCTCACCAGCCTTGCCGGCGGCCTCTTCCAGCTATCGTAGAACTCGGATACCCGCTTGTCGGATATTGTCTCGTCGGGGTGGTGATGCTCTTGCGCCAGCGCCATTTTTACTAGCGCGAAGATGAGCAATCCTGACAGCACCAATGCCAACGCACCGAGGCCAATGGCCCTTAGGATTGCTCGGCTCATTCGATCTTCAGCGTTCATCGTCGGCACCACCTTTTGGCTTTTGCGATGTCTTCTCTCGTTGCGCCATGTGCGATTGCAGATTCTTCCGCCGCTCTATCGCTTGTGAAGAGCGCCCTATGCTGGCGGGCTTTGACGCAGAACCATGTGGATGGCTTTTCTTCCGATGCGCTCGCAATGCTGGCGATAAGGATTCCAGCAATGGCGGGAATTGTGAAAGCTCGTCGGGGAATAATCATTAAACCTCGTGCAGCGATTCAAGGAATGTGCTATTCTGGTAGTGAATTGGAGGATTGAGAGATGAAGATCGGCGAACTAATTGCCATTGCCCGAGAGTGCAAAGGCTGGACCTTGCGCGACATGGAACGCGAAACAGGCATTTCAAATGCGCTGATTTCGCAGATCGAAACCGGGAAGATTAAAGATCCGGGATTTTCGACGGTCGTAAAGTTGTGCCGCGCTCTTGGCGTTAGCGCCGACCGAGCCGCATCCACTGTAACGGACCTCAAGCAGTTGCTCGGCGTGTTGCGCGCCCCGGTTATCGGAAAGGTGACCGGAAAGGAGTGTGACGGTGACCAAGTTCCGGGTATGCCAAGCGCAATTTGTCACGCTTGCGGGCTGGGATATAAATGCTTTGACCCGGACTGCCCGAACGAAAAACAGGCCCCGCAACCCATGATGGGACCCGATCTCGCTACTTCCCCAGCATCGTCTTGATGCCGAGCCAGAGAGCCCCGAGGAAGCCCGTCACTATAACGGTTATGATCGCCTTGAAAGTGTAGGATTGCGCCTGCTCTACGCTCTTGCGCCACCGTCGAAGATGCTGGAAATCGGCTCTCAGCTCTACGCGGTCTTCCTCTTCGATGCCGAACGATGTCAGCAGCGTTGCAATGGTTTTGAGGGCAACTGTGTCCATGGTTGGCTCATGGGCGCGTTGCTCGTCTAGAACCTCGCGGATGACCTCCTTGATTTCATCTGGGGTCATTGAGGGAATTCTTTACGCATTTTTGGCATGGTATCGTCAGCCTCTTCGAAGGGTTGGGGGTCAGGGTCGTCATGCCGTTCGCGCGACATGGCGGCCCGCTTCGTCATTTTTTCAGAATAGCATCCGCCTTGGCGTGCAGTTTTGCTGACAGGGCATTACCGCCGATTACCAGCTTTTCAATGCGCTCGCGTCCGAACCAGATTACAGCGCCGCCCGCGACGAATCCTAGAGTCCCTGAGATAAGCCATAGCGTCATTTCGATGTTCCTTTCGTTACTGAGAGAGTTGCTGCCATGCGCTGATTGCCCCGCATCATCATTCGGTCGCCAAACCAGAAACCCATGATGGCGCCGAACATGGCCTGCGTTTCATCCGGCCATAGAACCTTGACGAGTTGGCCAAGGTCGTACCCGCTGTTCACCGCATAGATGAACATGAAGATCTCTAGAAGTATCCAGAGATGGAAGAAAACCAGCGTAACGTAGGGCCGGACAAAAATGGCCAGTGCGTCCACAAACTTGTTGCCAGAAGTGCCGTTACCGTAAGAGTAAATATGATCGGCTTGGCGAATATCAGCTTGAGCGTTTGCGAGATCAACCTGTAGAGCCACGCCCTCCTTCGCAGCCTGACGCTGCTCTTGGGCCATTGCGAGCTGGTGGGCATTGTTGGCCTTCAATGTGAATAGCTGGACAATCGCCGGGACCATGCCGGCGAGCGCGCCGAGGATGGCCGGCAGGGCTGCGAAAAGGGCGATCATGGCTTGGCCGCCATATCGCTGATCGTTGCGTCCTTCGCGCTCGAAGAGGCAGACGAGCCAATCCAGTATCCGACAACGGCGGTAAAGTTGGTCGCCAGCGCCCCCAAAAGGATGGATAGGATCTCAGGCACCGCAGCGCCATTGATTTTCTGCGTCATGTAAAGGACGGTAACGCCGATGAACCCAGCCACGACAATCGTCGAAACGATGACGCGGCCCCAATTGCTGATTCCAAGCATCTCATTTTCCTTTTGGCTTGAACAAGTCGAATACTCTGCCCCAGAACGTCGGGGATAGGCCCTCCCGCACCGCTCCCGGCGGCGGCAGGACGATCTCAGGCGGCACAGGAAGCGTTGGAACGAGCTTGCCGGCATCAAGCGCCTTATCCAGCGCGGCGAACGTGGCGGGCCCCACAAGGCCGTCAACGGTCAGCCCCTGGCTAAGCTGGAATGCCCGAACTGCATTGCGCGTGGCGGGACCGACAATGCCGTCCACCTCAATCGCGGGATTTGCGCCCAATTTGTTGAGCGAGTTCTGCAGCCAAGCGCCATCGCGCTCAGGCTCGGAGGCAGAGGCTGGCATTTCATCGAATTTGATCGACGCATCCAGGTTCATCATGGCCATGATGAGACCGGCGCAGCCTAGCTGCTTGTCCACCTCGTTGGGATCAAACACGCCGTCCCGAACGTACTTGCCCCTGCTGTACTGATCGGTCCCGGACCAGATGTAAGGAGACGGCAGCCCGCGGTTGACGTACCCAACCCCGTTGTACCGCTCCAAGAGCGTGAGAAGGCCGCCGATGCTCCAATCCTTGTTGCGGGAGGCATGGGGCGCGCAATTTACAAGCGCGTCATAAGCCGCCTCTTCCCATGACGTGAACGGACCGCGCCCGGCCGGAACATGCGTCGACCGCTCGTTCCACGGATCGCCCTGCGCCAATGACCGGGCCCAGTTCTGCGAGGATTCCCGTTGGTGCGTCACGGCGATAAACGGCCACGGGATGCCGGTTCGTTTTGAGACGGTTAGATACCGTTCTTTCGCCGCAACCAGCCGCTTCGCGACCGGGATAAACTCCGGCCCTCGGGTCAGTTTGGCGGCTTTCCAACGCCGGATATTCGCATCTTTCAATTTAACCAGATCAGCCATCGTTATCCCTCGAAACAGTGCAGAAACAGAAAAGGACGGCTTCTCGCGAAACCGTCCTGAAACAAACCTGTGCTATGATTGGAGAATGCTTCTCCGAATTGCGCTCGCAGCCGTGTGGCTGCTGATCCCTTATCCGCTAGGGCTGTTGCTGTTCATTCTCTGCGCCTGCGGGCACTGGGCCCTGAAGCGCGCGGCCCCATCCCGTGGTGTCGACTTCGACTCGCGGTATAGCCTTATTCTGCCCGGCGAGAGCCATCCGGTCAGCGATGCGGCGAAGCCCGTCAGCGATCTTCTGATTCTTCCGCGCCATCCGTAGCCCCTTCTGGAGCTTGGCGGGGTCATTGGATGTCAGTAGTTCAGCGACGTGCCGCGCGGTCCTGACGTCGACCTTTCCGATCAGTTTGCGCGCCCCGGCCGCCATTTCGGTCCCGAGTGCCTTGCGTGCGCCTGCACCTGATGCAGCACCGGCAAGAGCGCCCTTCCAATCGCCGTCTAGGTAGCCACCCAGAGCGCCGCCAGCCAACCCAGCCTCAATAAGCTGCCGAGCCGTGGTAGAATTGCCCATGGCCGTTCTGGCGCCGTCCATGATGGTTTCCAACGCCATGCGGGTTTCCATCTTGGCCATGCCAGCAGGACCGAACACGGCAACAGCCCTTGCCCGCTCATTCGGAGAATTGAACATCGCCTTGGTGATGTTCCGGCTGTCGCTCATGTTGCCAATGACGCGGTTCGCCCAGTCAGAGGCGTAGCCTTCGCGGAACAGGTCACGTTCATCCGGCTTCATCTTGGCCATGATGTCTTTGATGATCTTTGGGTCTATTTTCTTGCCGGCTAGTTTTTGTCCGGCTTCAAGTGCGTTGCTTTCGCCGAAATATTGCGCTGCGATGCCTCGGGCATTGCCATAGGACGGCACAGCCTTGTCCAGCTCTTTGTTGAGAGTTTTAGCCATCGTTGCGGCAACGTCTCCTTGCGGGTCACCGGAGCGCTTTGCCATCTTGGCAACTCGGTCAAGTTCCTTCCGAACTGCATCCCAGTATTGGAGATTGGGATATATCGGCGTGCCGTCAGGTTTGGCGCGCGTAAATTTGAGCATCCCGTTTTCAAGCGTGACACCAGGATTCGTTACCACGGCATGACCACCCGCAATGGCGCGATCCTTCACACCGGTAACGGCTGCTTTCATGGCGTCCTCAAACATTGGGCTGCCCATCAACTCCTCCATCTTCGGAGAAATTATTTCCTTGTCGCCCTGCCGGTAAGCCAGCTTGTACGCCGGCACCCGGGCCATATCGTATTCCGCCACCAACTGGTCGCCGGTCTTGTGGGCATTAGCGCCGCCGGTCACAAGCCCCCTCACCTCATCCGCCACCCGCTCAGTCTGGCCTGAGAAGCGGTCGTTGAACGCCTTTTCCAGCGCGGCCCGTCCCTCCGGAGATGTGTTGGCCGCTGACCGAAGCAGAGCCTGCGTGTTGCTTGAACCGAGGTCCGCCAGCGTCACGGGCTCGCCCGCCGCCCGCGCTGCGGTCCATTCCGATGGGGACATGCCCTGCGCTTTGCCGGCGGCAATCATCTCCTGATCCGCCTTCAAGGCCGTGGCGAGCCGCTTGGAGGCTTCCGCGGCAGGGTCCATGGCGCCCCGAACGGCGTTGACAATTGGCTTGCCGAATTTGTCGTAAACGAGCCCAGCGGCCGACCCGATGATTGGCGCTGCGGCACCGCCGACAACGCCACTTGCCGCGCCCGTAGCGGCCCCTGTAGCGCGTTCTGTCCCGTCCTTGCCGTCGCCAGCGCCGGCAAGCGCCCCGTACTCAGCGCCCACCTGAGCGCCTTGCATCATACGCTTGCCAAGGGTCGCCCCCTTGAGAATGGCCGCCTCCGGCATTGCCGCCATGGCCGGGAGAGAACCTGCAACTTCGCCTGCGACATGCATGTAGGGGTGATGTTCTTTGGCCGCCGCAGATGCTGCGCGCTCCTCGTCGCGGGCCTTTTCATAGGCCGCCGCGGCTTCCGGGTCTTTCCCTGTGATGGCATTCAGGCCCGTGCGGATTCCGCCTGCGATGGTCCGAGCGGGTATCGGCCCGACAAAATCGGGGATATTCCAATCCGTTCCGGGGATCTTTGGTGCGGCGGCTCTCGCTCCGGCAATCTCGTCATTGAAATTGAACGTCAACCCAGCCTTTGCGCCCTGCAATGCCGCGTCAAGTTTGCCATTATCAGGGACCGCGGGCTTGCTTGGGGTCGTCCAATCGTCCGCCGGGGGCGTAATCCAGTCGTCCACCGCGCCGCCGGCCGCTTTCTCTGGTGCATACATCTGCTCTTGGTCGCGGTGAAGCTGCTCGGCATATGCGTTCGCGTTCTCCGGCGTATCAAATTGCCCTAGGTGCTTGCCTGACATCCGATAAAGCCGGATGGCGTCATTATCAGAAAGAACGACGCCATCATGGCTAACTGTCGGGATCAGGGTTTCCCTGCCGTCGAAATTCACGCCCATTGAGCGGACGGTGCTAATTGAACCGTCTGGGTTGTGGACAACCGGGCGGCGCGAAAGGTCGATATTTCCGGACTCAAGTTGACCGGCGACGCCACCGCCGTCTGCTTTCTTGGTGCGCTTGTCCCACGGGCCTTTTTTCCTGTGGTCCCACGTCGAAGGCTTGGCCTTCTTGTTGTCCTTGATTCGCGCCAGAACCAGCGCTTTGGACTTGGCGGATTTCGTCATGCTTTGCTGCCGTCCGCGTTGAAGATTGTACCATCAGGAGCCTTCCACTGCTTGCGGGAAGGGCTGTAGGCAGAACCGGGCGGGATACCTTTGGGGGGCGAGGGCGGCGCGGCGTCGGTCTTGGCCTTGTCGGCGACCGCGGGCTCCTCCAGAGTAGACAGCGGGACCCCAACTGCGGCCTCAATTGCCTCCTCTGAATACCCAGACTTGCGATAGACTTGTGCCAGCTTCCTTGCCGCGCGTTGAGCGAGGAGCCGTTGCCGGCCCAGATTGGCTTCGACCGTCTCTTTCGTCATGCCCGGCGTGATGGCCGCCTTGTCAAACTCGGCCTTTTCCGTTGCAGTCAGGGCCGACCCGAACAGGCGGTTCCTGATTTCATTCTTCTGCATCTGGTAGTCTTGCCACCACTGCGCTTGTTCGCCATACCCAGCACCGACGTTCCGCCCGATGGCGTTTTGCGCTTCTCCTATAACGCCGATGGTCTTTCCGGCGTATTCCGGTTTGAACGTGGTGACGAGCCGGTCAAAGTCGGCGTATGTTGAGCCGGCCTCAGTCAGCGACTTAACCGCCGGAGAAGGCAGGGGCTTGTTGCTGCCGGACTTCGGCGCAACCTTGATGGGCCTTACCTCTGTGTCTCCCGTTGTGGCGTCCATGAACACGGAACCTTTCCCGTCATCAGATGGGCCAAGGTACGTCCACTTGCCGCGTTCGTCGGCCGTCTTATTGCGCTTCTCTTCGGCCTTAAGCCGGCGCTCTGCCAGCGAATTATTCTTGGCGAACTGTTCCGCCGACTGCGCGAGTCGCTGCGCTTCCATATCCACGCGACGCTGCTGCTGGGCCTGAGAGATTTTCGTGTTAGCGGCGGCCCGTTCTGCCGCCCCAACCTCGGTATATGTCTTCAGGCCTTGCTGACCGCCTTCCCCAAGCGCGGTAAGCGCAAACGGGGATTTGCTTGCAGCGATTCCGAGACCGGCTGCTACCATCGCCTGCCGGGTTTTGTCAGACAGGTTAACGCCGAACAGGGATTTGCCAAACTGCTGTTCGGGCGGCTGGTCTTGTGCCGAAGCCTCCCGCGGAACGAGGTTCATGGGGTTGCGCGGAGCTGTAGCATCAAACGCCATGGCGGAACCGGAATCTTCTTCTTCCTGATCGGGTCCAGTAATCTGCGGCGGCAGCGCTGCGCTTTGCATCGGGTTTGCCGAAGTGGCGGTAGGCCGCGGCACGGGCACCGGCGGCATGCTGGCATCGGCTACCAACGCGGGATTCGGATTGTCTACGTCCTTGCGCCATGCGTCCATGGCCTCGGGGCCGGCAAGACGGAACGGCTCCTCCTGCGGTTCGGGCGCGGGAAATGCCGCGCTAAAACGGTCGTCAAAAGTTGCCCCGCCCTCAGCGTATTGCCGTGGTTCACCCCCATTGGCAAACGGCGCAAACGGAGTGCCCCCAACTGTCCCGCCCCGGGAATGCTTGATCGCCTTGTGGATGCCGTGAATGGCTTCGACAAGGCCGCCGTGTGACATCGGGGCGATGCCTTCCGCGAAGTTTCTCGCTGGCGAGCTGCCAAACATCGGCATGGAATAACCTCCAATGTCCACGTTGGAAGTTTGGCCGTAATCTGGCGTTCCCGCGAACCGTCCGCGCATGGATCCAAGCCCGGCCGTGACCGATTTCCACGGGTCGGCCTGCGTCGCCGAGCCTTGTCCCGACATACTCATTTGCGGAGCCGACGATTGAGGCATTGAGACTTGCGGGGCTTGGCCATTGAGTGGAATAAAGCCCGGCGCTTCCGAGACAAAATTGTAAGGTGAACCACCATCCGCATACCCAACGCGGCCCCCATCTTTGAGGAACATGCCAGCTGCAGACAACCCAAGTCCGGCCGCCTGAACAAACGGGTTCGGGCCCGGCGTGGTTTGTGTTCCGGTCCCGCTGGTGGTGCTGCCCTGAGCAAGTGCTGCCGGAGTCCCATACTGCGCAAGGAATTGCGCCTGCTGATACGGAAAACCCTGCGCCTGCAGATATTGCTTGTACTGCGCATCAAGCGCGGCCTGCTCGGCGGTCTGTTGCAAGGTGCCCGCGCCGATCTGCGCCCCAGCGCCCTGCAAGGCCGCTCCCTGCGCTCCCGTGCCGAGCTGGCCAAGAGTGCCCGCAGCGCTCCCCGCCGCGCTACGGTCGCCCTGAGCCGCAGCAAGGGCCTGTTTGTAGTTGTCCGCGTTCATCTGTGCGATGACGGGATCCTGCGCCAGTTTTTGCTGCCGTGCGGTTTCGGCCTGAGCCACGGCCTGACGTGAACCACCCAGCGCACCGGACAGAGCGAGATTGCCCTTTACCTGCTGTTGCTGTTGGCCGTTGGACTCCGCAAAATTCCGCTGCGTCGCCTCGATGACGCTTTGCTGGTACGGGTTCATATAGCTGGAAATGGCCGCCTGAGACAGCGGGGCCCCGGCCTGTGTCGCGTACTGCTGTGCCTGCGCGTAATACGGGGAAGCCACATTGGCCCCGGCGTTGATCCCGGCGATGCCCTGGTTCTGCTGTTCGTTGACCCCAGCCGTCAACTGCCCGCCATATGGCGTGTACGGCGTTGCCGCTGCCGATTGCACCTTGTCAAAGATGCTCTGCAGGCCTGCGACGTTGGTTGGCGTCGTGGTCGACTGATTGGTGGTGGTCGCCGTCTGTGTCTTGCCGCCCATGCTAGCCAGCCTTCATTAATCGGTTCATCGGGCGGCGCAGTTCCGGCACGTCGTCCGGAGGCGGATATGCCCAGAAACTTCCGCAAGGTGTTCCAAATACGCCCTCGTAAAACCGCACTTTGTGGCGCGTCCGGATTGACGAAAGCACGCCGATGATTAGCCGCATCGTCGGGTATGCGGGCTGCAGTTGATCAACCATATGCTTTGCGTAGCGGATGAGCGTCTTGGCGTGGTTAGACGCGCGATGTGCCGGGTCGACAAAATTGAGATATTCATCCAGCGTTATTTCATCGCTGTACCACTGCGAACCAAAGGCCAGCATGATGGCGCCCTCAAGATGTTCCGACGTACCAATAACCCCGATCAAGCCTCGCGGTCCGGCGTCGTCCGCCCTAATATTTTCTGGATTGAGCAGCCGGTCGATGTAGTAGTCGACCTTGCGCTCCGACATTGAAGACAGCCCATTTTCTTTGTGCAGCAATCGAAACAGCCGCCAGATTTCTTTCTTGTCGGCGGCCGTCGCGGCTCGGACAACAGATTCACACGCCATCTAAAGCAGCCTTCCTAATGATCTCATTGCGTCTATAGGGTCCCGGCGCCCCTTACGAAGATTGCAAGGTTCGCACAAGATTTGCAGGTTTCTGCGGCCATTGCTCCCGCCAGCGACGAGGGGAATAATGTGGTCCACGTGTTGAGTGATTGATTTAAGTGATGCCGCGCAGATGGCACATCTTCCGCGCTGTTGTTTGAATATATCGACGATATCTTCTGCGGTATGAGTGCCCCCATTGCCCCGCTTTCGGGCTCTGCGCGTTCGCTCATACGCTCGTTTCTTGCCCTTGTTTTCTTGGTTCCACGCCCGAGTTATAGCTTTGATTTTATCCGGATGCCGCTTATTATAACTTTCACACCGCTTGGCGTGCTCATCTTTGAACCGCGGCGAAGAGCGGTATTGCTTCATATACTCGGCAGAGTTAGCCAGCGCCTTCTCGGTATTCTCTCGATACCATTTCCTACTGTATGCGTTCCGCCGCTCTTTGTTTTCGCGATAGTATCGACGGTTCTTTTCTAGTCGCTTTGCCTTGTTGTTTTTCTCGTAAGCGCGACTTCGAGCTAAAACGACGTCTACATTTCTTGCCTTATACGCAGCATACTCTGCCTTTAAGCAGACGGAGCAAGCTGCCTTTGCAACGACGCGCGGCGCAATATGCCCGCGCTTGCAAGGCCTCCCAGTAAAATAATGTGCAAGGCCCTTGGCCTTCGCTTCTTTACGAGAAACAACGGTATGACTATTGTCATCAACAACCATTACGGACACCCAACGTTCGTTTGGCCAGAAGCTTGTCAGTGGTGAGACACTGGCAGGCTTCGTCTTTATATCAGTTTTTCCTGGGTTTTGGTAGCTTTTTCAACGTTTTGATAGTCTTGCGGCGAACATGGCTTACCAGCGCGTCCAAGATCGAATGCCCGCGCGTGACGTCGCCGCCGCCGATCTCTGCCACTTTACTCGCGGGAATTACCCCCTCGCCGGCCGCCGCGATGATCGGGATTGGCGTTCCGATTGCTCCGCCCTCGGCTTTCGTCGGTGGTTGGTCCATCCCGAACTGCGCTTGCAGTGCAGCCCAACCAGCATGGGAATTCCCCTCCCCGAGAGCGCTGATGATATCGCTTGGAATCACGTAGCTTCCTTCTTCAACTTCTATTGGCTTGTTGTCGGTTCTGCCGCCAGTGTCGCCGGGGATGTAGCCTGCAAAGGGATTGGGCATGTTTATACCAAGTTCAAAAGTTCATACATGAAGGTTTCCCCGCCCGTCGCAGCAACACCGCTCGCCGTCGCTACCGTAAAACTCGTACCTTGCGTTCGTGCCGAGATGTAAAGTGACTTATTCGAACCCATCAGCGTGGCCGCGCCTGCATTGGTTGGCGTAAGCGTGATGACGCTGGTTGATTGCGTTGCTGTTTGAGGAACGACCAAGGTGGCCGCCGCCGTCAATGTGAACGTGCCGACCGTGCGCGGGAAACCATTCTGCAGCGCATTGAGCAGGCCATTGAGGATTTGGTTGCGAACGATATCGGCAGTTGTACCCGCGGCCGTGCCGCCGCCCGCCTGAGCAGACGCAGTTGGCCCCGGAGGCGTGCCGCCGAGCGCATTGATAAAATCGTCCGCCATCAGCGACGCCCTGCCTTGGATACCCGAATGCGCATCTGACCGAGTCTCCAGAACGACCCGAGATCATTGCTCTGGAATGTCAGGCTGAGCTGGCGATTGCGGAGTCTCGTGTTCACGAAGTCCACCGCCTGAGTGACCGGATACGGTCCGAACGTCTCAATATCGCCATTTGGATAAGCTACCGTGTTGATGGTGACGTTGACCGTTGCGCCCTGTGTTCCAGCGTAAAGCCCCCATTTCATGTCCGGGAAAAACCAGTCGACAAAGGCCAAATCCTGCCCTTCGGTAAGCACGAAATAGCCCGTGGTGAACGACGAAACGAGCGGTTGCCCGTCCGCATCCGGCGAGGTTTCATGCTGGAAGATCAGGCCCGCAGGCGAAGTCCCGATGGCTTGGCCCAGCACCGATTGATCCATCCATGTCGAACGAGCAAGATTGCCGTAGTCCCAAGATCCTTCCGAGACGTTCAGTTTGATGTATTTGTCATTCTCGCCCGTACCGCCGGACAACGACGGATAATAAAACGCGATCTCGTCAAACTGGCTATTCGCCGCGGCAACGATCTTTTGCTGATTGCTCGTATCCAAATCCTGAAAGATCACGTCCCAGACCGAACACGGAATTTGCTGCACGCCATTGCCTGACAGCACAAACACGCTGCCGCCGTTCAGCCAATAGACGTTGCCTCGCATTGAAGTGACGGCATGCGGGCCAATCAACCCGCACCCGGAAGACAATTTGTTGAAACCGAATACGCCGGGAACGCTGATATACTGCATCGCGTAGACGTCGAGGTCGGTCCAGATCAGTCCCTGTTGCGGTCCCTGAATGCCACCGACGATCATTGACCCCGTGGGGATACGATACGAACCCGCCTGCGTCTGTGCGGTTTCTGCCCAGTTCAGAAAATCCTGGCTGTCAGACCAGCGCACCATCAGCGGGTCTTGCTGCTGGCCTATTGAAGTAGACCCCCAAGCCACAAGGATTTGCGCCGGCATCGAAACGAAAATGCCGTTGTTGAAGACGGGGCCAGTCGAAACCAATTGCGCGGTTTGGAAACCCGAATTGGGCTGCCAGTAATAGATGCCGCCGCCCTTCGGATTGGCGAGGAGGATTTCACCCCAGTTGTCCAGCATCCAGTCAACGGCGGTGATCGGCGTCCCGGTCTGGGATGCAGGGACTACGCCCGTGCCATACCCACCAACACCATAGCCACCAACGCCATAGCCCGTTCCCGCTGCGGCAGGACCAAGCGTAATGTAATAGACAAGCTGTGCTTCGCCGCCGTTCATTGAAACGGGCGTGCTGTTGGCTGCCTCCGCGCTTCCCGAGATGGTAAAATTATCCGTGTTCGGAACACCGATAACGCGATAAACACCTTCAATGGTGATGGTCCCGCCGACCACGGTTGGGATTGGAAAGTCAAACGTATCGCCGACTGACAGGGCATGGTCGGGGAGTGCAACCGAGACAATCGAACTACCGGATGCCGGGGTGAATATCGGAACTGCGCCAGCCGAACTCTCGGAAGCCGTCGCGTCCGCCGCCGCAATGATGTTGTAGCTGGTGGCCCCTCCGATAGCGTCTATCGGGTAGACCCCCTGCAGGATCAGCCCACCCACCGAAACCGGCGTGTTGAAGAAAACGGAATCGTAAGTCGTGACGTTCAGGATATTCGGATCGTCGACCGTGACGGTATCGTCCGCGCTGGTAGTCGTGAAGTCCGGCGGAAAGTCCGAGATCAGAGTTTGCGGCGTGATATCCTGCAACGACCCGTTGGTGACGACCACAAGAGACGTAGTGGTGCCAACCGCGAGATGATCAACCGCATTCAGGTCTGCCCAGCCGTGGATATCGCGCGGCACGCCAGAAAGATTGTACGGATAGAACCTATCCCAGCCCCCGAGCTTTTGCGGAAGTTTATCTTTCCACCGGATCAGGTCGCATGAAGACACGCCCGCCTGATTCAGCGTAGGCGTGAAATCTGCATTGACCCCGGGGATAAGCCTTAGAGGGACAATTGGCACGTCATGCGGCCCGGATCAGGCGGATGCCCGTAATCAAGGTCGGAGGCATATTGTTATGAGCCCCGCCACCGCCCGCGCTCGCATTCGTCAGAGTGATGCCGGTTAGTTTCGTAGTTGTTTGATTGTCGCCAAGATAGGTGTACCCACCGCCAGAGGCGACGAATACGCCGCCCGTCCCATTCATCGCATTGACATTATGAAAATGCCCCGGGTCAGAAAGACTGTTGGCGTGCGTATGCGCCGGGATATCAGCGGTCGCAAGCGTGACGGTTTGGGCGCCACCGCGCGAAAACCTTGTGTCTCCATCAATGCCAGAGCCGGCCGTCGTAATGCGGCCCGTCCCCTGGTTCAAAGTGGCAAATACCGACCCTCTGGCGTCCGGCAACGTTGTGGTGCCAAGAATGGCGGCAAGCGCCGGATAGGTAGCAGCGCTAAAGGTTGACCCGTCACAGAGAAGATACGGCGGCACGGTCGAAAGAGTTATCCATCCCGGCACAGTCGCAGTCGCCAAATCCATGTACGACCCCACGCGGCCGAAGTTGCGGTACTTGGCAACGCCTGCATTGATCTGAATATCAGTGATTTCTCCCGGGGGAATGCCGATGAATTGCGAACTTCCGAGCGCGTAAACAGCGAAGGCGCCGGGGACGGTAAGATTTTCAATCGACCACCAACCTTGAACGGATGGGAACTGAATTGTAGCGTTTGCGGTGAGTGTGCCGGTTATGCTGATCGTACCGCATGCGGCCTGCGCCGCGCTCAATACCGTGTTCCCGCCAGTCGTTGCAATGTTGGCGATGCCGCCGACAATGGTATCCAGCAAGCCGAAATTTTCGTTAAGCGGCTCGTCCCAGGTGTCGACTTCCGAGCCGTGCGTCGGAACTTCAAGCCCGCGGTTGGTGGTTGTTGGCATTTCTTAATCCCAATAAAAAAGGCCCCGTGAAGGGCCTGAGAGTTCTGCTGGTGCTGGTTTGGTTATCGACTTGGCGTTGCCACCGGAGTTGGTGAAAGCGAGCCCCATCCGCCCGCTGCGTACTTCTTGCGCTGTTCAACCACGTTGGCGGACGCGAACAGTTTGTCGTATTCGGATGACCAGCTCGTCGCCATCTGCGGGTTGTCGGCCTGAGCGCCGAAGTTCTGTTGATACCCGCTCATGAAGATCATCGCCGCCGCGACGAACAAGTCCGACAGGTACAGCGTGAGATACGTTGTGGTGTTGCTCGCGCTAAGGGGCGTAGGCTGGATCGTGCCAACCACCTCGATGGTATAAGCCGCGTCCGGCCACGGCCCGACAATCCAGTCCTGATCCGTGATAGGCGCGTAATAGGTCGGCTGACCTGCCCCCGTTGAACTCCCATAAACCGCATCCAGGAAGTCGCGGGACACCGGGATCATCTGGGTTCGCGTGCCGTTATCCGGAATGGTGGTGGCTGCTGGCGTAATCAGGTTGAATGCGTTGGTGACGACAAACCGGCCATTGTTTTGCGGCAAGGTGTAGTTGCGGTTGCCCGAGGTCAGGGCCGAACTGTCCCGAACTACCGTCGAGAGCAAATCAAGCTCACGGTAAATCCGGTCTTCCGCATAAGCGATAGCCTGCGGTAGAATCTGGACAAAGTTCGGGTCCGTCGCGGTGATGACCGTTTCATTGGCGATCGTGGCGACGAAATCTGAATAGTTCAAATCGGCATTCCCTTTAGGTATTGAACGCGCTGCGGCTGTGGTGATAGGCTATTGCCATGCCAATCAGCTTCAAACTGGCGCTTCTTGCTATCCTCGCACTCGCTGCGTTCGCGCTGGCCATGATTGCTTCCCCTCCCGTATGCACAGGAGGCGAGCCGCCGCCTTTTATGATAGGTGGTACAAAGCAGGCCGGGTGCTGATTACCAGCCAAAGAATGCGGCATGATGGTTATAGCGAAGCTGCGCCGACGAATTTGCTCCGGTAGTCAGGAGATGCCCGCCGCCGTTGCGTTCAGAGTCCGGGATGGTGTCCATGTCCGGCCCATCGAAAATCCCAAGCGCGCTGCTCAGCGCCATATCGACGCCAGAACGCACCGCAGGAGCGCCTGCAAGACTGAGGGATCCGAACCGCGTGTGCTTGGCAACAAACACCGGGGCGTAGATACCGCATTCCCTGAGCCACGCTACAACGGCGCGGATGCCATCGCGAAAGTCCGTTGCCGCCATTCCGGAAACCGCCGCAAGGCTTCCCCATTCAAGGTCGACAAAACTGGCCTGCTGAGCCGATGCCCGAAGGTTGCTCGCCGCAAGGCTGATGTGCCCGCCGAAATATCCGGTCTTGGCGAAATGCTGCGGATTGGTCGACCCGATGGAGCGATTGATGACGTTGAACCGATCGGCCGCGCCGCCGGCAATTACCTTGTCGCCGAACCTCGAAGCCGGATTGTCTGCACTATTCCCGCCGCACCCCAGCATGGCCCCTTCTGCGCGATAGAACGCACCGTTGATGTGCATGTTCGCAACCGTCGGCCCCGCAACGTATGGCGTCGATACGCCGATGACGTTGTTGGAAACCATCGACTGCCCGAGGAACAGGCCCGTCATGGTATTCTGCCCAACTACCAGAGTTGAGCCCATCGGGGTCTTGCCGGTCACGTCGGTAAACAGCCCGGGCGGATCATAGTTGACCGTATCCGTTGGCAAGGCCGCATTTACGCCGCCGACACTCTCGTAATTGAACGTGCACGTTACCCAACCGGCTATCGTGGCCGTGCCGTATAGCGACTCCCCTTCATTCAAATAGACGCTGAAAGGAGATGGCCAGCTATCGACCAGGCCGACAGGATGGCCATTGACTACAACCGAGGGCCCCTTCCACATGCCAACTTTGATGACATAGACGGTATTCGTGTTCGAAAACACGATATCCGTGATTTTAACCCGGCATCCAGGCGGGCAGGTATAGAGCAGCGTATTCGCCGCATTGAGGATAACCGAAGAACTTCCAAATGGGGTTATCGCACCCTCCTAGCGCTAATGATGCCAAAGGCAGAGCATGTGCTTACGGTGAACGTCGCCAGCCCTACCAAGTATACCGTGGTTGTGGTGCTTAGCGAGAAGCGGCACGGAGCAATCGACGAATAATTTGCCGTATTCCCGTCAAACACCGTCGGGGGGAAGAGCCCACCAACAGCCCGCCCACTGGCGGATCCGATTGAGTTGGTGACGGTGGAAACGCCGCCAAGGCTTTTCGTCAGGCTCGTTGTATTGGCGGGGTAAATGCCGACATTGCCGCGGACGTCCCAATCGCCCGCAGTAAGAGAAATGCTGGTAATGGTCTTCGCGATACTCGTAACAAGGGATGTAGCCGAACCGATCGCAAGTTCGCTCTCGACATACTCGCCAATGTTCCCGGCATTGGCTGCATCGCTCGTCGTCGTGCCCGGGAGTTGCTTGCCGCTCCCAAGCCCAAAGGCCTGATAATTAGTCCCGTCGGAGACGATGCGGACCGACTGACCCGGCTGGATGACAAGAGTAGCCGCCCCGTTGATTGTTGAGGTGGTCGGGGTAATCGTGATGACGCCGGCAACGTTCGTGCTGTTGTTCTGAATGTTGGTGTGCCAGCCCGATTGAAAGGCCGAGGCTGCACCCGCCTGTGCGATGGTATAGGCCTGCGCCGCCGCATTCGTGGCCGTGATCAGTTTTGCACGATCGCCGTCAACAATGGCGTAGGACGTGCCGGTCTGCGCATTGACTATCTGCGAGGCATAGAGCGTGCCCGTGGTCGTGATCGCGCTTCCCGGGGCAGCGGACGTAACGGTTGAGGTAAGACCGCTGCTGGGCGTTATGGTGGAAACCGTGCCGGCATTCGACCATGACGGCGTAGATGCGCCCTGAGTCAGAACCTGCCCGTTCGTCCCGGGGGCAAGAACGGTCCAGTTTGACGCGCCGCGGTAGAGGAGATTTCCTTGCGTGGATCCGATGACGTCAAGAATAGCCGTCGGCGCCGTAGCCGTCGGGTGCTGGGAAAGGCCTGACGTATTGGCCAGAAGCGTGCCGTTGGCGATGGCATCAAGCCCGATGGTGCCCGTGGTCGTGATCGTGCCGCCCGTAATACCGTTATTGGTGGCAACGCTGGTGACGGTGCCCGTGCCCGTAACCGTGGTCCATGCCGGATTGGCGGCGGCTCCAGAGGTCGTCAGAACCTGGCCGTTGGTCCCTGCAGTCAGAGCGGCCCATCCCGAGGATCCCCGGTAAAGCACATCACCCTGGGTAGACCCCAGAATATCGAGGATGTTTGATGCGGTAATGCCGACAGGAACCGCAGTGCCGCCGGAGACGTTTCCGAGAATGTTGTTGTTGCCGATAGAAGGCAATTGAGACGGCTGTACTGTGCCGGAAATGTCCGTGAATGACGGTTGCGAGGCAGACGGCACGCCGGACGTCGAAATCGTATTGATCCATCGGCTGGTTACGGCAGCCAGCGACTGAACGCCGCCAAGCGTGGTCGACGAGGGGTTGGGAAGATCAGCCCCGACAATGGCCCGGAACGTCGGGGTTGTCGCACCGCCGCTCGCAGGACCGGCCAGAACCCGGTTTGCCGTCTGATTGCCGAATTGCGAGAGTGAAATGCTCCCGGACAGATCGGAGAACGCCGGCTGAGAAAGGCCCGGAACGCCGCTGGTTGAGATCGTGCTAATCCACTGACTAGCGGCTCCAGTTGTGGACTGAATGCCCCCGAGCGACGAGGACGAAGGATTGGGAAGGTCAGCACCAACCAGCGCACGAAAGGCTGGGGCAGCCGCAGCGCCCGCCGTCGGGCCCGACCACACCTGATTAGCGGACTGGTTCGCCAGCGTACCAGTGAGCGTCCCTGACGTCGTAACGGGGCTTCCTGAGACGGTGAAGATGGCCGGCAGGGAAAGGCCGACCGACGTGGTTGTGCCAGCGCCGGCTGCAGACCACGAAGGATCAGCCCCGGCCCCACCCGTTGAGAGGATTTGTCCGGCAGTACCGGGCGCCAGCGCAGACCATCCGGAGGCCCCGCGGTAAAGAACGTCTCCCCGGGTAGACCCGATGACGTCCAGAACCGACGATGGCGTATTGGGCGTAGGCGCGGCACTGCCGCCGCTGACATTGGCAAGAACGTTCCCGGTAGCGATCGACGCCAGCGCGACCGTCCCAGTCAGGGTGATCGGGCCGCCCGTCAATCCTGTGCCGGTATCGACTTCCTGAACCGTGCCAATGCCGGTCGCGGTCAGCCATTCCGTGTCATAATCGGCGTCGGTCTGCTTGACCAAAGCCTGCCCCGTCAATCCTCCCGCAGGAAGATTGGCCGGGTTCGACGAGTTGATCAGCGAAATCGGGATTTGCTTGGTGGTCCCGCCCTGAACACCGGGCACGACTTCGCTGCCGCTGAGACTGATCGCCAGCGGCAATGACGTGATAGGGATATTGGACATTCAGGAGTCCGGATAGAGAGCGGGGTTGTTCGGATCGGGAAGAGGCGTGTCGCCCAGCTCCCAAATGATGTTGTCGCCGCCTTGGGTCGTCAGGTCAGACCCAGAGAACGTTTCGGATTCCGTCGCTATAAAATTGGGGACGGTTTCGGCGTAAGCCTCGGGGCGCGGGTTGTAGATCGGCAAAGGATCCGCGGGGATGACGATGGCCTTGAGCTGCGGCTGCGGATTGTCCCAGCACGTCTTGCAGACCAGCAAGCGCAGGTTCTGGACCTTGGCGCCGGCCCACTGGACTTTCCAACGCAGGTCGACGTGCAAATATCGAAATCCGCAATCATCGCATATCGCGTGAGCTTGCGGACTCGTCATGCTGACGCGAGCGCGCCCGGTAGGGTGCCACGGCCCAGTCATCTACGCCGCCTCCTCATATGCGAACCGCCTGCCGCCGACTGATTTGCGATATTTCTGCCCGCGGCAAAGTTCAATAAGTGAACTTTTTGATACGCCGTAATGAGTTGCGGCGCTGGCGGCGCTTTCAAATTGAATACCATCGTCAAGACAAACAACGCGGCGGGATCTGGCAGATGGCCCCATGCGCGAAAACTGACGCCACCTAGCCTGAGCTTCAGGCGTGCTGTTCATCTGACGCAAGAGCGTCTTGGTCGCGTCGGTGTGGCGCTTACCAAGGTGAAATTGTTTCCCTTTATTCGCGAGGCTTATCCGCCTCTTCGCCTCTTCAGACAGTGGACGACCTAATTGGCCGTCTCCCCCGAGAGTGCTGTTGTATTCAGGCTTCAAATCCGCAATCGATTTTATTTCTTCGGCGTAAGCATCTCGGAGGGATGGACATTCTTTGAGAATTTGGATTGTGAAAGAACCCCGGCCATGCTTGCGAATTGCCTTGTAAAAAGCACCATTCCCCGAGCGTTTCGCCGCTGAGAAATGCTCCCTCAGCCGACGTCCAGTCCCCTTGCTGGTCACTCCGATGTATCGTTTCCCGTTCGTTGAGTTGGTCACCATGTAGACGACGGCCGGGGCGTCATAATCCCTTTTCCACCCGCCTGTCATCGGTAGTAGCCCCCGACTTGCGGCATGATGTTCAAGTCAACATTCTCGACGTCCTGCGTGGCCGCGATGTTCCACGCCTTCTCGGCGTCCTTTTCCCGGACGGCTTCAAGCTCAGGAGCCCATATGCGGGAGAGCCGGTGTGCCAGCTCAGCGACCATGCAATCCAGCCAACGGTATGGGACGTTCGGGGTCTCGCCGCCGGGGAAGTTAGCGTCTTGGATCTGGACGCATCGATAGTATTTCAGGGTGTAGGTGCTGGTTGCGTCAGGGACGTACCAGAGCGTTATTGTCGGCGAGATGAGGCGATCGTACCAGAACACGGAAGGCACGCCTTGAGCCGTCTTATTGGGATAGGAGGCGTATTCCGTGCGCGATATCGGGAAGATGAGCCGGTCGTTCTCGGTGCTGGAGTTGAGCGAAAGGTAAGCATCCAGGATCTGGATGGTGTCCGGGTCGACGTCATAGGTTGCCGTCCCCGCCACCAAGGGAACGCTGACCAAATCTACAGTCCAGAGGTTTACAGGAAGATTTGAGAACTTGGACTGCATCAGGTTGAATTCGGTATAGGCGTCCTGCATATGCTCGGCGAGCAAAGACGTCCTCCGAATTTTCAGGCGCGAGTAGGCCGCCACCGCAATGCTAGCATTCGACATCGCGAATGAGGTGGTGCCGCTTGATGTCATTATTCGGATTTCCCAACAAAAAACCGCCCGGAGGCGGTTAACTTTGAACCTTTATCCCCTTGCGGAGACCTATCTTGACCCTTGGCGGGGATGGGCAACGTGGGGTAGCGTGGCGGGATGCACTCTGAATTTAACTCGTTGTACTTCGGGTTGGCCGCGTGGCTTTCGTTGGCCGCGACGGTCCTTCTTAGCTACCTTGCCAGCAAGTTCCTTCTACGAGGAATCGGGCGCAAATGAGCATGTGATTTAAATGGACGTCCTGTTTATCCGATTATTCATGGCAGCTTGGGTGGCGCTTCTTTTCTATTGCATTCTCACTGGATTTGGGATGCCGGACGACACCTCCAAAAGGCGCAAACGACCATGAATAAGACTCTCGAACTGAAGTCCAGGCTCGTTGCGTCTCCGCTTGAGGGCGTCGCCAAGAATATCCAATGGGTGCTCGCATCCCGCCATCGGTCGGCGCACCCGGAACTAGCGGAAGTATTTTACGAAGAACGGCACCTTCCTAAGGTGCTGGGGCGGCTGCTGAACAAAAGATCCAACGTCTTGGACGTCGGCTGTCATATCGGGTCGTTTCTAAGCCTCGCCATGAAGTTTGCGCCCGGCGGCAACCATGCCGCCATTGAAGCGTCGCCGACTAAGGCTGGCTGGCTCGCACGCAAGTTCCCTAATGTGCGCGTAAAACAGGTCGCCGTTTCAGATCGGCTTGGAGCCGCTGTGTTCGAAGAAAATCTAGCCAAGCCGGGCTTTAGCCGCTTGCAGGGCGACAATCCGTCAACCGACCCGGTAAACCGCTACGAGGTGAAGATCACCACTCTCGACGCTCTCGACCTGGGCCCCTTTGATCTGGTTAAAATCGACATCGAGGGTGCTGAACTCGCCGCGCTCACTGGCGGCAGAAACTTCATTATGAGATGCCGGCCAAATATCATTTTCGAATGCGGCGCCGATGCCAATGCTGGCCTTGATCGGAACTTGCTATTCGACTACCTGACGTCCAGTCTCAACTACGATGTTTTTACCTTTATCGATTTTTTATACGAGAAAGGCCCCTTGAGTCACGACGAATTCAGGAAATGCGGGATCTATCCGTTCCGGGCATTTAACTTCGTTGCGACCCCGCGTCGCTAGGCGGACTTCTCCAAGAACATCGGGCTGTTGTCGTTCATATACCCAGGCAACTGCATGTCGCGCTTCAACAGGAAGTTGATGGACTTGTAGGCGTCGATTATCAAGTACGGTTCAGGCATGAACAGGTCGTCAATCGCGCTCCATGCGTTTGAGGCCGGGGTGATGCCGGTATAGTTGAACTGGCTCGGGAAACTGACCCCAGCGTCCTTTGCGTTCTGCGCATTCTCCAAGACAATTCCGTAGATACCCGTTGGCGACAGCGGCGTAACGGCGACGTTCTTGCCGGCAGCGTACATTCGCTCTGCTGGAGTCAGACCAGCAGCAGTAAAGTCTGGGGAATATCCGCCTTCGTAGCCGTCCACCCCCAGCGCTACCGTCCACTGATTTGTATATGAGTTGGCAAATGTCACCGCGCGCTGTGACATCAAATTGTTGGTCGGTACGTCAAACACGCCATGCGAGGTCATCGTCTCCGATGCCACCGACTGGCTGACCGATACTGTGTAAGTGCCGTCTTTGTTCGTCGTGCCGCTGGTTTGCGCTGTGATCTGCGTATACGGCGCAACACTTGGCCCCATCAAGAAATTACCGCCACTGCCGCCAGTCGGGAAAATGTAGCCGGTCACACCAGGGGCAACCGTTAAGGTCGTCCCGCTGATCGACCCGCTGAATTGCGCAGTTCGGTATGACGAGTCCAGATATTCCGTGAGAGCCGCTGGATCACTACCCGACGAGATGTAGGCGATATCAGTATTTGCGTCGATGATCCCTTGATCGACATCTATAGTCCAAGTGGTGGGGCCTCCGCTAAGCACGGTTGTTTGGGTGATTCCTGGCCCCTGCGTGAGTACAGAACCAATCCCGAACGCCGGAGTTGTGGCGGATCGGATTGAATTCAGAGTGAGTGTGGTCCCCGCAATCTGCGCGCGAATGACCCCAGACGAATACGCAGCTCCCAGCGTGGTCGCGACCGAGGTGGCCGTGTAACCCGGCGCGAAATACTGCGCGGACGCAATACCGGTGACCCAATCTGACGCCGCCGATTTGGTATAGCCAGTCTGCGGCGACGTGGACTGCCCGATGTAGTCTGTTGCAGTCAGGCGCGGCGCTACGGTTGTAGCAGCATTCGCTCCCGTGAAGTTAAAGGTCTGGACGCCTACCATCATTTTGTAGCGGTTGGCCGGGGCGCCGCCACCATAGGCGGCATTGATGGACTGCCCCATCACAGAGCCGATTTTACCCACCAGCTGGTTAAGCGTTCCGTCAACCCACCCAGCCGTAGCCTTGTACATAAGTGCGTGGCCTGTAAAAATTCGAGTCGCCGGAAAATCCGCGGCGCCGTTCCACGTCTCGTTGGTAATTTCATATCTTGGGATATGCCAGCTTGGCGCGGTGCTGCGGATCATCGCCGCAAGGCCGGCAGGATAATCAGTGATCCCATTAACGCCGTCTAATACATAGCGCGGCATCGGGAACCAACAGTGCGCCCCGATCTCAATGCAATCCCGCAAAGCAACTTCTGGGGGCCAGCCGCTTGAATAGTATTGCGTGCCGCGCGATACGTCACCGCCGTTTTTCTGCCAAGAGCCCATGACCAGATCCAGGACCATGGAGGCGTACAGTTTGACGCCAGCAGCACTGCGCGGGATCGGATAGGAAGTTGTGGCGGCTCCTACGCCTTGATTGGCGATGCTCCGGATTGGATAGGTTACGCCGTCCAAGTTGAGGGTCGGGCTGCGAACAGCGGAAAACGTCGCGGACGTAGCCGGAGTTATGACGCTCCCTCCAATCGAGCCCTTGAGGGTGATCGTGTTCGCATTGACGACCGACTCAACGTAGTAATTGAACTGATCGTTGAACACCGCCGGAAGCGAACCGGACACCGCAATAGGATCGTTAACGCTCAGGTTATGCTGTGTCCATGTGACGTTCGGATTGCTAGCCGTGACGCTGACACTGGTCGAGATGACCGTGGCATGAGCGAGAACGCTGGTTCCAGTGCTGGACGTAGTGACGGCAGTTCCAGCGACGGCGTTTGCTACCGAGGTGGCGAACTGGATTGTATTTGCGTCGCAGCTCCCGCATGTGGTAATCGCATAGTATGTAGTCGGGACAGAAGAAACCCCGCCCGGCAACGCTCCGCCGCCTATCGTGAAAAAGAAATTGAACGGACTGCCTGTCGACAAGCCGTGCCCCGTCCATGTGACAAGAGCGCCCGCGCCTGACGTAACGCTGACCGACGCGGCATCAAATGATAGGATGATTTGCTTGCGGTCGGTCGGCGCACCGCCGCCGGCAGAAGTCGCGGAGTAGTCGTTACCGTTACTGGTCGTCGTGCCTACATAGGTCGTCGTGCCGCGGCGGTCGTATTGGGAATTATACGAAACATAGCCTTCCGGCATCCGGTCGGCCCAATTCACCTCCTGGGCCAAATTCAAATTCATCGTATTCAGGTGTCGCCACACGCCCGGCCGGGCGGCGACTGTCTTCGCGCGATAAGCGGCACCAAACTTCTGCCCGGCTTTCCAGCGAGTGTATTCGCTACCCAGCAGGACAAGGCCCAACCCATCCCTGCCGTTGCGATAGGTGATCGGCGTAGTAGCGTCCTGAGTGACGATACCAAGGTTCATGCTAACCGGGCTTGTCGTGACCCGCCCGATGATGACGCCGTTTGTCGCCACGCCCACCGCATTGCGCCCGTAGGTAACAACGGTAGTCCCGCCGGGGGTTCCGGAGGTTTGCAGCTTGGTGGTTTGGTCGTTGAAACAAAGCTCGATTGTCGTCGTGGTCAACCCGCTGGCACACACTGTCCAAGCCGTGGTGGTGCCGGTGGGGGCGGTGAACGTTCCGCCGACGTAGTTCGTCATGGTGACGCCGCTGGTGCCGCTTATCGGCACCTCCATCCCAGCTTCAAAAGCCTGTGGAGCGGAGAACGTGATCCTTGTCGTCGCGCCCGTGGTAACAGTTGCAGTACCGCCAACGACTGAACTCGTAAGTATCGTTGTCGGGTTGCCGATCGTGCCTTTCCCCTCTACCGGAATCGCCCAGCAAACGCCGGTAATCCCGTTCGGGCAGTTCCCCTGAATGTACTTGAGAGCGGGTATTCTGATCGAATATTGAGCGCCTGTATGATTGAGGATTGGATCGCTGTTAGGAAGCAAATATCCGTAGGCGTCCAAAGCATCGGGCGCAGGGGTGCCTTGATTATCTCGAAATGTCCAGTTTCCGGAGGCGTTCTTCAGGTAGTTGAGCGTTGCATAATCGCCGCCGATGCCGACAAAGTTCGGCTGCATCTCGTAGACGCCGTTGTTAAACGCAGTCGATGTACCCCCACGAACAGGCCACGCAGAGGCTGCGCTGGCCCACAAAACGGCGACGCCGACGATGAGACTGCGAAACAATGTCACTTTTTTATCCACCAATGATTTTCCCGCCCCCGCCACCAGCGGGGCCACTGATGGTGATCCCGCTATTGCCCTTCAAGTCAAAAGAGTTTGTAGCTGAAAATGTCGCGCCGCCCGTAAACGTAATCCCCTTTATCGCCGCCCATGCAATCGTCGGCGTCCCACTCGCTACAGAGATCATGGCCGAGGCGCCGCCCGTGGCGTTCGTAGCGATATCCAAGATATTATTATATGCCGTTCCAGCCAACGTGAAAGCATTGGTGATTGTGAATGTCGTCGCCGATGCGAAGGTGACGCTCAGCGGCGCGGTCATGGTAAGACTTGCGATGATCCCGGCGCCAGAAATCGCTATAACAGCAGGCGTTGCGCCTGAATTAACTAGCGACAAGGACGACCCCTGAAAATTCAAACCACCAGTCACGAAATTCCGAACAGCCGTGGCAGTGGACGACACGACTAACGACGCAGTGTTTGGCGTCATAGTCAGGCCCGTAGTAGTAGTCGTATCCCAAACGTTTCCGCTCGCGGCATTCAAGGTATGAGTCCCGCTCCCAAGCGTGATGGTCCTTGTATTCGAATTATTGCTGAGAAACGCGCCACCAGTGATGTTATGATTATTGGCGTCAAACGTAGCCTGGGTTAGCGTAAGGCTGCCACCCGCGAGGAATGTCAGATCGTCTTGAAGCTGAACAGTCGTTCCCGCGGTCCCGTTGACGATTACCGCCCCCAAAGACTTCCCAGCCGTGGTAACGGCAAGCGTCCCGGACGCAGGATTGAACGAGGTGATTCGAGACGATGACGCGGCGGTTACCGTCATGCTCGAAAGCAGGGTAAAATTCGTCCCTGTTACCGTGAGGGTGACGGCGTTGTAAGTGAGCGCCGCCGTCGTGGCCGCAGTCCCCGTCAGATTGCCAATGCTGAAACTTGTGTCGATGGTGAATGTCTTGCCGCTGCTGCCGGCGTCGAAAACGATGTTATCACCCGTGCCGGGCGTGCAGGCGCAGGACGCCCCACCGGATGACGTGGACCACGTTCCAGAAGTGCTCCAGTTGCCGGTGGCAATCCCGTAGCAAGTCCCGCCCGCGCACGCGGCCGATGCGGGTGATGCGGCCCAGAAAGAGGCCAGCAGCAACCCGAGGAAGGCTGCAAGCCTGAAGAAGCGCTTCATGGCCATTCTCACTTGTAACCGACGTTGACGCTCATGGCTGAAGCCGTGGCGTTTGTCGTGTCGGTCGTGGCGTAGCCGGACGTGACGCAAATCGAAATGCCGGTTGTGAACGCTAGCCCCTGGTTGAATGGGAAGGTAATGCCGCCAACGCTGGTAGAGGCAGGAATAGCCCACTGCCCGATGATATTGGTCGCGCTGTTGCAACCATTAAACCCGGTGCCGGCGTCGTAGAGCCTGAGATAATTCACCGTTGCGGAATTGTTGGTGACGGAGACGTGGTAAACTAGCCCCGCCCCGTTCTTGATCGTGGCGTGGTTGTCCGAGGCCGCTGGCTGTACGAAATAATTGGAGATGCCACCGGCCGTCCCCGCAACCGACTGCGAGAATGTCGGGTTCGTAGCGGAAAGGACAGCGTTGCTCTGGAGTTGGTTGGCATAGAGACCATTTGTTGCCGACAGGACCGCATTGCCTTGCAGAAGGTTGGAGAAGACGCCATTCGTCGCGCTCAGCGCTGTACCGCCCTGCCGGAGGTTGACGTCGCCGATAAGCGCCGTGCCGGCTGGGATCGAACTGTTGACCGCGCTGTTGAGGTATTTCAGCAGCGCGATAACCGAGCATGTGCCGGTAGCCGTACCGCAAACAGCATCCGCCTTGGCGCCCTGAGTGATATCCCAGCCATCGACACCGGATCCGGTAGCGAAGGCCCCCGCAGCAAGAGCGCCGGCAGCATAGGCGCCCGATGAAACAGCCCCCGAGGCGATCGACCCAGAAGAGTACGCGCCAGATGCGACGGCGCCAGACGCCAGAGTAACCGCGCCTCCACCACCGCCAGAACCGCCGCCACCAAAGTTCGTTCCAAGCCCAGTGCCGCCGGCCATGACGACTACGTTCGATGCCGAGCCCGTCTGGTTGATACAAGCAGCGTTGGCGTTGGACCCTACCGTGAGGAACACCGAGGCCCCGCCGCGGAGGATAATCTTGTTGGTCGTGGCAGTCGCCGCCCCGCTGGAGATCACGCAGGACAGGTCAATCGAGGAAGTATTCTGGAACGCCACCACCTCGCCCGCAGGCATGGCAGTCGACGCGGAGGATGCGGCGGTCGCCGTTAGCGTGGCGTAATTGCCGTTTGGCGTAAACCCGCTCAGCGTGGCCGAGAACGAGCCCGTGACCGGGAGCGGAGCGGATGCCGTAACCAGCGGGCATGTGTTGCCCCCGGTCGACACGCACAGCTTCACTGTTTGCGGGCTTTGGGCAAAAGCAGTCCCGGCCACCATCCACAGGATGAAGGCTATCAAAATCTGTTTCATGAGTGATAACCTAGTTGGTGCTGATGCCCTGGTTGACTTCAAGGACAAGGTTGCCGCCAGACAGAGCGGCGATAATGAGCCGGACGCGAGATACCGGGAACGGAAGAGAACTGACCGCGCTCGAAGTCGTGGCGGCGGGAATATCCGTGGAGTCAAACCAATTTGAACTGGCGTCCGCGGTGTCAAACGGGGTGACGCTGTACTGCATTTTGTACGAGGTCGTGCCTGCGGTAAGCGTGACCGCTACCGTGGCATTGAACGGCACAATCGACGGATCCAGGTTCAGCGACTGCTTCGTGCCTGTCGTCGTGTAGGTAATGGTCTGGTAAAGCGGCACGTCAGGAATTCCCCATTTCGGGATACTTGCGATGAACCGCAGCGGTGACCTTGGCCTTTAGCTCCGGCGTTCCGTGTTGACTGACCCGGGCCAGAGCATTGGCCGCATGATTCCGGTCGTTGATGGGATAGCTCCGGTCAGGCCCCGCGAAGTCCCCTTTAGGCAGACTGTCGCGGGCCTTTGCCGAGAGCTTGCCCATTACGGCTTGGCTGCTTCCGTGTTCTGACCGGGACGGGCCGCCGAACTGAACGGCGACTTGTCCGAACCGACGCGACCGCCGGCAGCGCGACGCGGGCGTTTGTCCATCCGCATCTTGGCCTTTTTGCCTTCCGGCTTGTCGACTTCCTTGCCGACAGACCCGCCGCGCTTCTTCTCCATCGCCTCTTTCATGACGTTGGAGCCCTTGGCGTCGTAGGCCTTCGGCTTGGAACTCATTCCATGACGTGCACGGCTCATTGCTGTGTTTCCTTCTCGATTGATTACGAAGCGGCAACGCCGAGGTAGGTGGTGCCGCCACCCGCCGCGCTGATCTGACTGACGTAGACGCCGGCCGTGGCGATCTTGGTCGATCCGACCACGATGCAGTTGTTCAGAACGATGTTGCCGGCCGGGCTGCCGCCTGAGTTGGTGATAGCCACCGTCTGCGACGTGCCGAAGTTGTGGAACGTGCACTGCTCGAACAGCGCGTAACGATCCATGCCGCCCGAGCCAGCCAGAACCTGGGTATTGCCGGCGACAGTGCCCCAAGACTGGAAGACGCAGCGCTTGAACACGTTGCGAGGGGTGCCGGACTTGAGTTCCAGCGTGGCGTTGGCGTTGGTGGCGCGAACCAGCGTATCGCCGCCGATCGTGCAATCCTCAAAGAGGTTTTCGCCTTCGGTGGTGATGGTCAGCGCGCGGGAGCCGGCCTGAGCCGAAGCAGTGGCGTTGCCGGTCTGGATGAAGTTGCAGTTCTTGTAGTAGTTCGAACCGCCCGCTTCGTTCCACGTAACCTGCGTCGTCGCCTGGTTGATACCGGCGAAGCCCTCGATGTTCTGGAAGACACAGCCCTGAGCCGTGACGTTGACGAACGGGCTGATGGCGCCAGTGGTGGCCGCGGTGTTGGCAACCGCGATGCGCGCCCGGCTGTTCTGCGACGGCGGGGAAAGCCCGATCAGATGCGTCTTGTTCTTGCTCCATGCAACCTGCGAGGTCGGGTGAACCGAGCCGGTCAGGAACACCACGTCGTTGTTGTTCGCGGTGCACTTGGACAGCGCCTGCGAGAGCGTGGCGAAAGGATCCTGCGGGCCGCCAGTGTTGCCATCGGAGCCGTTGGTCTCGTCGACCCAGAAGTAATTGCCGGTGAACGGCAACATGCCGGACACGCCGTAAAGCGGCATTCCGAACTGGTCGACAAGATACTGATTGTTGGTGTTGTTAGCCATCTTCGATTCCTTAATACAGGGATAGACCCGTCCCTAGTCTTCGGGTGCGATGGGAAGCGGGAGAGACCTTTCGATCTCTCCCGTGTGAAGGTTACGAAGTCGGGTTGCTGCCGTAGAGGGCGCGGGGCTCGTTGTAGTTATAGCTGTTGCGCTGGTAGCCCTTGACGAGCAAATTGTCGGTAGAGAACTCGACTGACATGTCCGTTTCGTACGCAACGCGGTTCATGTAGACCAAACCGTCCTGATTGGTCTGGAGGAACCACGCGAACTGCGAGGTCAGATAGTTCCAGACCAGATAGCCGTCGGGGATGCCGCCCTGAGTCGAGAGGATGGCATTGACGTCGTTCATGGCGGTGCCGGGCCGCAACTCGGTCTTGAGCAGGCGGATGGCGATCGGTTCGAGCTGCGGAGGAACGATCAGCTTGCGGGGCTTCGCGTTCATGCGCTGGTTGGCGTTGTCGCGGAAGTTGGCATTGATCGCGACCTGGGCGTTCAGCAGCGAGGTCTCGTTCAGAGACGCCGCTGGCGATGCCAGGTTCGAGAACGTGCCGCCGTCCACCGGATGGTCGGTCGCAAGCAGAGCCTTGCCGTCACCGCCGTTTGCAGCAGTGTAGGTCGTGGCGCTGTTGAACACGTCGGCCGCAAAGGCTTCGTTGGTGCGGTCGAAGGCCTCGTTCAGACCCATGACGGCGGGGCCGAACTCGGTCTTGTACAGGTTGTCGTCGATCGCCTTGCGCGTGATGGCGAACAGAACCGCCAGCTCGTTGTGCGTCTGGTTGTAGGTGTAACGCTGGCCGGAGGCGTTGTCCGCCTGAGACGGAGCGCCTTCCTGCTTGAGATAAGCCTGCGCGATGTAGCGCATGCTGGTTGACTGTTCGAGCGCCATGTTGGACTTGCGCTCTTTGAAGATTTGCTTCCGCATCGCGGGAAGCTGATCGTACTTGCCGGTGACAGCCCAGAGGCCGGGCAAAAGAAGGTTGCGGATGCTCGAAAGTGCGACGGGCATAGTTCAATCCCTCCCTTAAACCACGCCAACAAGGGACTTGCGGTCCCAGTTGTTGGGTTGGACGATGACGCGGTTGTAAGCCGAGGTGTTGTCGGTGCCGTTGGTGCCGGGAGGCGCCGACTGCGAGAGCAGCCCGACGATCCGGAACGGAAGCGTGTCGGTCGTGGCGATCAGTGACTGAGCCACGGACTGAGTGGAGAACCCGGTCGTTGCGTTCGGAGCGCCGACCACGAATTCGATGTTCGCGCCGATGTCCGCCTGGGTGATGGCGGTGTTGTTGGACTGAACGACGAAAGTGGCCTGCGGATCGGTGCAGAGCAGGACGGAAACATCCGAACCCGCGCCGGAGCCGGGCCAGTAGTTGGCGAACACCACCCGACCAATAGCGGTCGAGAGGTAAGAGCAGCCGTAGAAGATTCCATCCACGGAAGCGGTGTCGACGGTGCCCGCAGTGACATAGCCGCCGGCCGTGCGCTTGACGGTATCGCCATAGCCGATCGGATTGACATCACCACTGGAAACAAGTGCGGGGGTCAGGCCCTCGGTGGGCGACCCGCCTTCAAGGCGTCCGAAGTACTGGAAGCCGTTCGGTGCGTTCGTATTCGCCACGATAGGTTGTCCTTTTGCCAACCCGTCACCGCGAACCTCGCGAGAAGGGCGAAAAGGACAACAGCGCGTTGCCCGCTAATCTCTAGATTAGACTACTACGACGGTTTTTTCGAGTTGTTCCTTTTTTGGCCTGCCGCGGGTTGAACGAGGCGGCACGCCCCTTCGTTGTGCGAGCATCATCGGGTAGCGGTCGCAAACACCAAACTCGGACGCGATAGCGCAAGGCTTCTCGTTGTCGATCATGGCTTGGACGATAGCGTCGCGTTCCCAGTCAAGAAGTCGGCGCATTCAGCACGTTATACATAGAAGATTCTAGAGCCGCCTTCATGGCGCGCTCGGTCTCGATCATGCGCCGCTGGATCAAAGAAAAAGTTGTCTCGCGTTCGCCGATTTTGACCCACGGGCGCCACGGCCAAGACAGCAACCGCTCGCGCCAAGAGCGCACATAGGTTTCCGTCAACGTGGCTGGATACGTGATGCGGATTGTATTACCGAACTGAGTTGCCTGCATTTGATCAATCCGTTGGGATGTCCATTGGCGCCTTGATCGAGCGATTGAACACGTTCTTGCTGATCGCCGACGGATGGTCCGCTTCGAAGCCGGCAGACAGGCCCGGGATATGCCCGCCCTTGATCATGTTCTGCTGGGCGATGATGGCGTTGTCTCGCGCCATACGATCTTCCCTCGCGGCTTCCTCGGTAAGTTCCAGAGGCCGCCACATCAGAACCAGGCCTTCGTAGTTGATCTCGCCCTTGTGGCCCTTGCGGGTGAACATGCCGTCGAAGATGCCATCGAACATGTCGGGGGTGACAGGCTCCCAAGCGTTGATCTCGAAGGCCATGCGGTTTTGCGGGGCGGCTTGGCCGAGGACCGAATCCGTCACCCATTGCAGGTCGACGCCTTGGGCTTTGAGCGCGTTGACGATATCGGCGTCGATGTCCAGCAGCGAGCGCTGGGCGGCCTGCTTGCGGAGACGGGTCTTGCCGTGAGCCTTGGGGGCTTCCGGCTCGCGAATGGCTGTGGCTCTTACGGGTGCGCGGGACATTGTTGCTCCTTACCGTGCGTTGTACTTGTCGGGGTCGGCCCGCTTGGCCGCCTCGAATGCCTGAACCTGCCGGGCGTATTCGATGTCTGTAACGCCCATGGAACGCGCAATCTCCCGCTGTTCCGGCGATAGCGTAATGCGGTTTTGCGAGGGGCGACCGTTGCCGTCCCGCTCGTTCCGGCTTACAGGTGCTGACACGTCTCTGCTCCCATCGTTATCGTCATTGCTGGCGGCCTTCTCGTAGCCCATGAACTCGTTGAGGAATGCGAAATAGGCCGGGGTGCCGCGAACCAGCCCCTGCTTCACAGCGCGTTCATAGCCCACGCCAAGCTCGGTATTGCGCTTGTAGTCGGTCACGGCGTCCGGATGGGCCTTGAGCCATTCCTTTTCAGCCGGGAAGAGATTCGGGTTGGCGTCGACCGCGGCGATCGGATCGGCCGGGGCCTGACGTTCCTGCCGCTGTACCGCTTCCGTCTTGGGCCGCTCTGCGATCTCGGCGGCGCCGGCCTCGAACGAAAGGATCTTGGCCGCAGCCCGCGCAATCCGCTCCTGAGCGTCTGCCATGGCCTTGTAGTCGCCGGCCTCGCCTGCCGTTTCAAATGCCAGCTTGGCCGCGTCGCGCTCTGCCTGAGCCGCTGAGAGGCCGCCAGAGATGACGTCGCTTTCAAGGCTGCTGTTGCGCTTCTCGGCTTCCGCAGCGAGCCGGCGGGCTTCCGTGGCCTCGCGTTCGGCTCTCTCGGCGCGGGCGTTGGCTTCCACCTGAGCGCGCTGGGAGGCTTCCAGTTGCTCCTGCAGAACCTTGGCGCCGTCGACCTGTTCGGGCTCCTTGGGCTTTGGCTTGTCAGCGACAATGGTTTCGTCGCCTTCATCGATCGTGCCGCCCGGCAGTTCAACCAGGATTGGCTGATCCAGCGGAATGGCTGCGATCTCTTCGTCGGTTTTCAATGCTCTAAGTGCCATCCGTTGCTCCAATGAAAAAGCCGCCTCGGGTGAGACGGCTTGGTCTGATTTGATAGTTGCGGTTCTATTCTACTTGAGCGGCCATCCCGCTTTACAGGGATG